TATTACTGATAAGGTATAAGAGCCTATCATGAGCCAATTGATTCAAAAAGATACGAATGTACGGGTACGTACGATCCTTGATAAGTCTGATGCTAATAAGTATAGACCATTTACTCCAACCGGGAGAGATGATGGTTATGTTGGTGGTGGGGGCATAGCAGGTAATGGTGGTGGTGGTGTTGATTTTAGTGGGCTTGGTACTGAGTATATGGATACAGTAGATGGGTTAGCTTATAATACTCCTAGACATGGTACCATAAAATATACTGTTGGTTTAAGCATAGGTGGTATAGATACTACTAAACTACCTAACTGGGTTAAATCATTTAGTATTGTGAGGACACCTGCGGCAGGAAGAATAGTTTGTCAGGGACTTGCTATGTATGCGTTGAATTTACAGGAGCCGGGTTCTGGCCCAGCCCTAGTTAAGTATTTGGATAAAATTTGGTTTTATTCTCCAGAGATAGATCCTAATATTGGGGATAAATCTTTTTTGTTTGATGATATAAAAAATAATCCATCTGATTATCAGATTCAATTAGTTTCCCCGGTGGGCTTTTTTACTGATGTTTATTCGGCTCATTATTCATCGGGATATCTTTCTACAAGAATTGATATGGTCTCTTATGCTATCATGGGTGGGAATGATATTCATTTAATGGAGCCTACTAATTTTGATACCTCTGCACAGATAGGAATAGGAGAGGGAAGGGCTACTTTTGGCCGTTTTAGAAATGTGAATCCAACACATATTCAGGGAGATGGTTTAGTTGATGATAATTTAACATTTAATATATCATCTGTCATTGAGCCTACTTTACTTAGTACAGAAAATAATGCTGATAAGAGTAGAACTCGTTATCTGGAGATAGGATTAACTACAAACATATATGCTATGGATCATGTGAACAGGGTATCCGGCAACGACGCAGGAGCACGAGCTTTTCATGAGCCTTGGTATATTGTGAATATCATACAAAATGGTAAGCATATTCCAAATAACAATATTAATAGTTATAAAGATATTGGGAATTATATCAAATTATCCAGTATTATTGGTATAGGTAATGGGGAGCCTAGTCAAACTTTTGATTTAGTGGATGAACGTGAAGAGGATATTCTTACTTTAAGTTCTACCTCTTATAGATATTTATGGGTTAACGAATTGCCTTGGTTGGGTGTTAATAATTTGAGTACTGGTGACATAAACACATATAGAACCGATTTAGAGACTAATGGGTATTTTACCCCTGTTGGTGGGTTAACTTGTTATGGATTGTACTACTATACTTACGCTGATACAATTGCAGGACCAAGTAAAGTTATATCTTTTCCATATACAACCATACCATCCGGTGTTGCCATATGCCCGGCATTAGGGGATAAAATTGTAATTAAATATGATAACAATTCCCCTATTAATATCTTTCTTGGTGATACTATTGTTGATGATGCTATTTTTGCTCCTGTTGATGCAAATGTTACAAGAGGGCCTCTTTATGCAGGTGTATATCTCGGAGCTCCTATGCCTTTTCTGGATTTTTCATTTAAAACTAATTACATCAGATCTAGTTATACCTCAACCACAGAGTTGCCGGGTACGTGCAGTATGGATTATTTAAGGCAGTGGGTAGTTTCTTTTGGTTGTGAATCTTCTATGAATCTTCCATTTTTATATAAGAATTATTTTCCTAATAGGAATTATGTAATACGTCCATCGTTTTATGATGAGAAGTTATCTACTGATACTACTCAGGATTATTATGAAAAACACAGCATATGGGCTGATGAATATTTTGCTGATTATGGAGATGAATATTTGCTATGGGGTTATGGGGGTTTTCATTTACCTATAGGTAATAATTTTGATTATGAAAAGGTTTTACATACACGATCTTTTACTAAACCCTCATCAGGTTCTCAGGAACAGTTAGAGTTTATGAAAAGATTACATTGGTCTGCGGAGAGTCTGGTAGGATATCCGTCTAGTCGTATATTTATTCCGACTAATGTATATGATCTGCGTAACGATAAAGCATCCCAAATCAGTATATTATATGATGTATTATCAGAGAAGGGTAATAATCTATATGTAATTACTGATTATGGTGCCGGATTAGTGCTTACAGATAAGAAAATGCTTACGGATGCCGGAGGTAATTCTTTGGCACTTATGGTTAATGAATCTACTTTAGTTCAAGGGGAGGTATGGTTAAATACCGGTATAGGGTGTCCAAAAGAGTTTTGGCGGGGCAAGTCTGAGGGTAATGTAAAACTCAGCAATAACATAATAGCACCGATATTAACTTTCCCAACATATAAAGATATTATTATATTATCTAATAATCAGTTTATGGCTATTACGGATAATAATAGAAAAACTATTTCTGGTAAACTTGCTGAGGTAGATTTGGCTGGCACTATTTTTACTACATTGATGCATAGTGTTATAGATGAGAGTAATAATGACCTTATTTATAGAATAGGATCTTCATCCTTTTATTTTAATTTTGATATTAATAACTGGAGTGGTTCTGTGCATCATAGAAGTCCCATAGCTGGGAAAGAACTTGTTAAGACTATATTTGTTCCTTGGATAGAGACTCGTGATACGAGATCTGTTTTAGCCCAGATTAATTATGACCCTATAAACTATCATAGAGATATTTCACTCATGACTAATGTGGCTACACCTGTTAATCAAACTCCTTATTATCCTTATATAGTTTTTTCTGTTACCCCACAAATCGGGGCTACTTATGAATTCATTGATTTATTTATCAGTGCTACTCATAAACCTTATAATGTACAATTTTCATTAGATAAGGATTTTTTAGTTTATTCTACAGTAGTAACTGCAAAAATTCAAACATACAATGATGTTTTATATTATATTCAGGGTATACCTAAGATAGGTCTTAAAAAAGCAATAGGTAAAACATTGTATGTAAAAATTAATTATGCTGATCATAATTATTTTTATGGTATAAAATATGTAAAAACGGGATATAGAGAGATTATAGGAGGTTAAGTAATAAGAAATTAGATAATTTTTATTATCTTTGTAAAAATAAAAATTAGATAAAAAAATGAAAGTATCAGAAAAGAAACAGATTGTATCAGAATTAGCAAAAGAATCGAGAATTAATAAGGAACAGGCAGATTTTGTTTATGATGTACTTATGGACATTCTGTCCCGTAGAATACAATCGGGTAAGGATGTTTATTTGCGGGGGATTGGTAGAATAACATCTGTTAAATCAAAGGGGGTTCGATCTAACTTAACGGGTGTCAGTATTCCAAATCATAAAAGGATAGCTTTTTATCCTAATTGTCAATTAGCTAGAACAATAAGAGTTGAGACTAGGGAACATCCAATTAAATCATAAATTAATATGGCAGATAATACAAGTACAATAGTAGGTGGTCTAGGTGGTGCTGCTACGGGGGCTACTATTGGGGCAGAATTAGGTTCACTAATCCCAATTCCGGGGATAGGCACAATAGTAGGTGCTTTAGCTGGTGGTGCTATTGGTGCTATAGGGGGGAATAAGAAACAAAGAGCTGTGGAGGATGCTATGGCATCTATTGAAGCTATTCCCGCTATTGACCCAAATATGTTAACTTTTAGGGATCAATTAAGTAGAGAAAAGAGGGCTGTGGAATCTGGTTTTAGTACAGACTTTCAAGTTGCCCGTGATATGATATCACAATCTGAGGCGGGGGGTATGAGTGTATCTGCTGAATTAGCTATGACTAACCCATCTTTGGCTTTAATGATGATGAATCAAGTATCTAATCAGACTGATGTTTCTACTAATAAAGCATTAGGTACTATTGCTACAAAAGGTATGGGGTATACTCAAATGCTTTCTGATCTTATTGAGAAAATAAGTCAACGTGAGTTAGATGTAGAAATGATGAAAGCTTCATATAAAATGGCTAATGCTCAAGCTAATAAAAAAGATTTTAATGCTAATGCAATGGCTATGTTAGCTAAGTTTGGACCCAAAGCATTAAACATGCTACCGGGCATGAATGGGGGAAATGGTTTATCTTCTTTATTAGGTGGTTCTACTCCAACTACAGGGGATGCTGATGTATATTCTTCTATTAGTGGGGGTACTCAGAATTTTGAATAAATTATAGATTATGGCTATTGAAAATAATCCTTCTATTGTATCTGATGAATCAGGTAATAACTATGGGGGAATAGGAAATATTGGAGGAATGCAGGAAGCCCAACAAGCTTACTTAGAGAATTTATCTAACCTTGCACAACACGCAGTTGGGAGCCCCATGACACAAAATCAATATTTTCCTAATGCTACAGAGGGTATACAGGCTGGTACTATTAGCAGCAGAACTTTGGGTAGTGTTCCTATTTTTGCAACCGGTAGTGGTTTACTTCCTTTTGGTATGTTAGATGAAATGGAAAAAGCTAAATATGAAGCTGAAGCCAAATTCTATAAAGACTTAAAAGAGGATCTTGATAAACCACTATTTGCTGATAAGCTACAATTAGCTGATCCATTTAAGCAACCTGCTTTTGCTAATAAGGTACAGGATATTATTGATCAATACCTTAACATGTATACTCAGAGATTAGGTGATCCTATGAAAGCTTATCTTGCTACTAAGCATGATAAGAATTTTCAAAAGACTATGAGGACATGTAAGGAATATGTTGATATGTTTAAAGTTGTATTTGCTCAGGCAGCACAGATAGAAGCAGATATAAATCCTAAAGATGGAAATATAGAAAAATATGTTGATCCCGAAGTTATAAAATCAGTAGATGATTTTTTATACTCCCATAGTAATCTTGATTCACTTACTCCAGATACTCTTCTTAAAAATGCTCAGAAATTTAAATCTGTTATGAGTGCAGATAAATTAGCTGAGGCTGCTACTGCTGGTTATAAAGATAGTGTTATTGATTCTGATTTTAAGAACTATGGTTCTATGTCTACAGATGAATTAGATGTATACATTAAGACTAAAACAACTAATGAAGGTGCTGCTGATGATATTATTAAAACAGCATTAGAATCTTCCACATATTCATGGCTCAAAAATAAACCGGATCAATTAGCGATTTTTGAACGTGGAGTAAGAAATCGTATTAAGTTTGATAAAGAAAAAGCTATCCAGACTGTTAAGAAAAATAATGCAGATCGGGATTTGGGTTTGCGTAAGATGGGTTGGATGGATGAAAAGGGGGATATAACTTTTCAGGATAAGCCGTCTATTATGACGGGGACCATAGCGAAAAATGCACTAGATTATCCTATAGATAAAAATAATCCTATTCCTACCGTTGGAGGAATGTCTATTTATATTAGAGACCCCAAGGGACAGGGTATACGAAGAGTTACCGTTCCTAATTCATATAGTATGATACCAACATCTGAGTATGATATTATTGATGAAGGTGGGGCTGTTAAAAGGGGCAGATATATTGAGGGTAAGATACATTTCCAAGCTACTGAGCCTTATACACCGGATATTACAAAAACTATAAATAAAATGCCTATAGCTATAGGAGAGGGACGCACTGTACAAGAGATTAAACCAGTCGATGCTGTAGACGATGCCGGTAATGTGGTACAATTATTTGGAGAAACCACTGTTTTAACTCCTTATGAAATAATGAAGGGTCAGATAGAAGCGAATATACCTTACGCATCTTATGCACATGAGCAGTTAAATAAAGTAACTTATCCATCTGGGGGCAGACGAAATTTTGACCCTAATAGGAATGCAACTTCAGATGTGATTATTCCCCCTGATGATGCAACCATAGATTTTTTTAAGGATGACCCGAATATTTTTTATCGTTGGGGTACTAAAGTTTTAAGTGGTGCTTATATTCATAAAAATGCAGGACAATGACCGATTGGAAAGATTTATTTAAAGATACAAATAATAAACAGGAGATACCACCAAAAACATCTGCTACTCCAAAACCTAATCCTGTAAAATGGAAAGATTTATTTGGAGTGATGGATTCTTTGTCTACTGCAAAAGATACCTCTCAATTTCCTAATGCCCCTCAGTGGGCAGATGTTATTCAGCCAACTAAAACTAAAACTGAGACTGCAAAAGGAGTAGGAGAATTTATAGTAGGTGGTGCAGCAAAATTTGACCAAGCTTTAGCGGGAATGTTTAATCAATTGGATTATGTTCAAACTACTTTAGGGGATGCAATAAATACTATCTTACTTGGTAAAGACGCAGCTAATGGTATAAAGGATATTCGGAATAAATATGGAGTAAATATTACTCCACAATTCGGTGGAGATGCTTCAATTAATACTATTAGACCTTTTAAAGTTATATCTTCGGCTATTGATATGGCATATAAGGATGCTAAGGAATTACCCAATACTATAATGGGAGATATAGTTGGGAGTATTGGAGCACTAGGCCCAGAGATATTAACGGCAGCAGTAGCACCTGAAATTAAAACGAGTCAGATACTTGCGAAATATGGTATGCCTGTACTAAGTAAGTTTGGTATGGTTATGGGAGCTGAGGGTGCTATAGCCGGAGCTCAATCCGCAGAGACGGGTACTACAATGCAGAAACTTACTACCCCATTTATAGGAGCAGTAGAGCAATATGTTACGGGTCAGGTTTATGATATGATGGGGGCAATGTCCTCTAAATTGGGTTCAAAATTAGCTCTTAAGTTTGTGCATGAAATAAAAACTAAGGCAGATTTTCATACCAGTATGTTGATTCGTAGTTTGGGAACTACAAGTTCTAATGCTTTGGCCTTTGGTGGTTATGGTACACTAAATGAATTTTTGGAAACTGGTAAAAGTTCTTGGAAAACATTTTGGACTGGTGTTGGTACGGGTGTAGGATTAGGTGCAAGAGAGGTTGGTAAAACTATGTGGGCCAAAGGTATAAATACTTTCATTGCTTCCGATATGAACACTATAAAGAGAGCTGTTGAAAGCGAGATTAGCTCTGATGAAATGATTTCTCATTCTCAAGAGAAAATAAAGGCAGTTGAATCTAAGACATCTAAGAATCCTGAAGGGGATGTGGCTTCAGCCATACTTAGTAATAATACTGCTATGTTAAAATCAGTATTGGAAGAGATTAAAGAGAATCCACAGGATGTTGTTAAATCTGTAGAAGAGAGTACTCTACCAAGTGAAATAAAAAATCATATCATAGATAAGATTAATCAGGTTGTAGTAGAAACAGATCCTATGGCCATTGCATCTAAATCTATCACAGATAAGATATCTGACCTTGATGCTCAGATAGATATGATAAAGAAAAATAGTAATTTAGCACCAGTACTTCAAGAGATAAAGATAAAATCTTTGGCTGCTAAACGTGAGGGTCTTGTTAATAAAGTGATAAAAATTGTTGAAGAAACTAAACCTGAAATACCTGATGCTGTTAAACAAGAGAATTTAAAACAAGCCAGAATAGTTGAGAGTAGGGCTGCCCAGATATTTCCCCAGTTTCAGGCTGAGGGGGAAGCACTTGCTAACGAATTGGGTGGTAGATTTGAATCCCGATTAAAGACCGTAGAGAGTACCAGTGAGAAAGCGGGTAGAGAGGGTGTGGCTTCTACTGATGTAAAAGATATTATGGGTGGGGCTGTCATTGTTGGTAATATGAAGGATCTTAAAAATGTATCTAAGAAGTTAAAAAAAGAGGGATACTCTATTTCAAATAAAAGAGTTGCTAATAAAGATACAGGTAGACTTGGAATAATAGCAACAAAGATAGAAGATGGTATTGGAAGAGAGATCCAGATACATACAGAGAAAACATGGGAAGCACAAAAAGCAGCTGAAGCGATTAGGGATAAATATCGTAAAGAGGGCATTCCTCCTGTTGATGTAGTTGATGTTGAAACTAATCCGGCTAAATATAAAGCAGAAGATCAGGTTAAATCTCATGAGGAAACTGGTAGTTCTACTTTTTCAATGGGTGGGGAGAATCTTACAGGTAAAAAGGGTAAGGCATCTGTATCTTTATTTCCGGAACGTTCTGAGACTATTAGTAAGACGGTTAAATCTGAGGAACAGAAAACTATGGAAGAGCCCGTGTTTCCGGAAGGATTTACACCAGATGTACAACAAAGAAAATCTGGAAAAGATAAGGTTTCTATTGAAGATGCCGAGGGTAATGAAATAAGTCATATTACCTTTAAAACTGTAAAGGTAAACGAGGATAAATATTGGTCTATTCAACAGGCTGTAACAGCTACGGGTAATGAGGGTAAAGGTTATGCCACTAACCTGTATAAGTATGCTATGAAGAATCTTCCAGAGGGGTATAAAGGTATTATTTCTCCTGCTTCAACCCGACAGAATAAGGTTCAAATACCCAAGATTCATGAGAAACTTGCAAAGATATTTGATGTACAAAAAGCTGAAAATGGGGATATAATATTCAGACCTAAGACTGAGGGGTTAACTCCGGAAGAAATAAAAACTTTTATTGAAAAAAATAAGGATATACTGGAAGGTAACGAAGATATATTATCAATAAGTACCCGAAAAAAATCTGATAGTGAGCATACATTAGATATTGTTGCCACTACTAATAAAGATAAAGCTATTGAACTTGGTAAGAAGTACAATCAAGAATCTGTTACGGATCTTGAGAACATGAAGGAAGTTTCTACTGGTACTAAAAAAGGTGATATTGGTACAATACCTTTTGAAGAAAGAATAAAAGATTTACGCATCACTCCACGTAGTTTATATGAAGAAGCTATGGCCGAATCTCGTAGGCTATATGAAGAAGGATATGCGGGGTTAGAGAATGTGGATCTTGAAGGAAGTCCAGCAAAGACCCCTCTTGAAAGAAAGATGAAATCTTTAGAGATACCTATAGCAGAACAAAAGGAATTAAAGAAAGCTTGGACTGAAACTAAGAATAAGATTCTTTCAGATATAAAAGCTAAAAATAGTCTTACTCCATCAAAGAGGTTTTATCGTGGGGGTATTCCATCTGAGATGCCAAAGAATGCTACAGCTGAGGATGTGATTACATATGAGAGAGATAAATTAGGTAATAAAGATATACAAGTTGAACCTGATATTGATCTTAAAAAAATAGATGCTAAGAATCTTAGTTGGTTGTCAGATACTAAAGAATATGCCCAAAAATTTGGTGATGTAACTCAGGAATTAATTCGTGAAGGTACTTATAAGGTGATAGCTCGATATCCTGAGGGTGGTATTCTTATAGAGAGATTAAGTGCAGCAGATAGTCCTGAACTTTCTATTAAGGATAAATTTAAGGATTTCATTAAGGGTATGCCATCTTTTTCCGGTTTGGGTGTTAAACTTCAAAAGAGGATGCTTAATAAAGTGAATAGCATTGATTTTACTAAACCAGCATCATTAAATAGAGCTATCGACTATTTTGATAAAATTGTTAATAATGCTACATGGAGATTTAATGAAGCTAAAGCTGAGCAAGCTTTAGATATTCTTGATAAACAAAGTACAGAGAAATCTTTAAGTAAAAAAGTTTCAGGGCAGCCAGATAAAAATATTAAAGGTATAGGTGGATTACCTCTTTGGGATGCAATATTGGGGAAGAATGGTATTAGGGATAATATGCTTAATAAGAACTGGGCAGAGGGGCAAGAGGCTATTAATAAGATATACGCTAAGATAGATGAGGAGGGCAGGCAATTTCCCACAGCAGAAGAGATGGATCAAATAACTAAGTATAATTTTTGGGGCCTTTTAAATGAAACAAGTGTAGGTGGAGCTAATTCGTATGTTTTACAGGGGGCAGCCAGAGATTTAATGGAGATAAGAAAAGCGGGTTCTTCTAAGGCTGCTGCTGCCCGAATGGTACAAAAAGCCCAAGAAGCCGAAATTGCTAAACTTCAAGCTGCTGCAATAGCAGGTAAGAAAGTGATTGAGACAGATCCCCGAAATATACAGAATATGAAAAATTCTTTCCTTAAAGAATTTGGGGCTACTGTATTTGATTGGCCTATGTCAAGTAGTCTATTTTCCCATATTGAATTTTTCTCTCAAAATGATACAACTAGTAAACCTAATGAGGGTATTCTTCATGAAACTTTAGGGGAGCCTATGTGGTATGCTAATAGACAATTATATATAGATAGGACTAATTTATTTAACGAGATTACTAAGAAAGCTGAAGAGATATATGGAAAGAAGGAATTAAATAAAAATGCCAAAGATAGAACTTCTATTATACATAATATCAAGTATAAAAATATTTTAGGTAAGGATAAAGAATTAAATTTAACAACAAATCAGGCTATTAAGGTTTATATGGAACTTCAGGATTTATCTCTTGAAAAATCCAATGAGGCTGGTTATTATAAACGTAATGGGGAATTAACTGATTTAGGGCAGAAAGTAATAGATATTCTTACACCTCAGGATAAAGCTTGGGCTGATTGGCAGTTAAATGAATTTTATCCTAGATTATATGAATTTTTAAATCCTATTTATAGGCAGATGTATGGTAGGGATATGCCATATAGTGATATGTATTCTCCTATATTTATAGAGGGGGTGGATAGCAAAAAAATTAACGATGATGATTTATTATCGAGACAAAGTTTTGCTTCTAATGTTAAGAATGGAAGTTTACTTAGTCGTGTTAAACATGATAAACCATTAAGATTAATGGATGCTGATCAAGTTTTAATGTCGTATGTTCATAATATGACTTACTGGAAAAATTATGCAGAACCAATTCGTATACTTAATTCATTTGTTAGCAATCCAGATATAAGAAATACAATTAAACAGGTATTTGCTCATGGGGATCAGCATTTAAGGATATTACAAAAAGACGTTGCTGATCTTTTACATAAACCTACAGATGCATGGATGACAGCAAAGACAATAAGAAAGGTTAGGAATAATATTCTGTTTGCTTCCTTAGCTCTTAAAATTCCGGTTGGAATAAAACAATTATCTTCTATACCAGCATTTATGGAGTATATTCCAATGAAGGAGATACCTAAATATGCTATTCAAGATTTAACACGTTGGATGGGGGATAAAAATAATATAGAATTAGCAAAAAAATTATGGAACGATGCTTATCTTCAACAAAGATATGGTCAAGGATGGGATAATGTAATTACAGAAATTCTTGCAGCAGATTATCATTCAATTGCAAATAAATCTGATTGGAGGCATAAAGCAATGTTTCCTATAAGTGGGTTTGATGCAACATCAATCTTTATTGGTGGTATTCCTGTTTATCGTTATGCTTATGATCAGGCAATAAAAGCGGGATATAATAAAAAATTAGCGGAGGCTAAGGCATTACATACTTTTTCAAGAGCCGTGGATGATACACAGCAATCAGGCCTACATTTTAATTTATCTCAGGTTCAGACAGCAAATGATTTTTTTAAGACCATGACTATGTATAAATCTGCCCCTATGCAGTATCATAGAAAGGTATCTGCTGCTACTCGTAATTTATTTACTGGCAGAGGTTCATGGCAACAAAATGTTAAAACAATAGCTATTTATCATGTAGTGATGCCTGCATTATTTCAATTTATGGCCAATGGTTTTAAATGGGATACTAAAGATGAATTATGGGCAGGGGCAATAGGTAATCTTAATAATCTTTTTGCTTTAGGGGATATTGGAATGGGTTTATTAAATGTTGCTCAGGGAGAATCATGGAAGAAATATAATGTTTCACCAATACTAAGTACGTATGATGACGCTGCTAAAGTGGTAGAACATTTACCTAAGGTTCATATGTCAGATAAAGAAATGATCGAAGGGGTGCCTCCTGAATATATTGATGCAGTTCGTAAGGCTGCTGAGGATTATAGATGGAATACACCGGAATTATTAAAGACAATTAAATATGCTAGTAAGATAATAGGTGCTGGTCTTGGTCTTCCTATTCCCGGTGCTACTGCTATTGGGGAGGGGATTTATGATGTATCTACGGGTAAAGAAGAGGGTAAACCATTAACCTATAAAATTCAACGTATTCTTGGTTCGTCTGATTATACTCTGGGAAATGCAGTAGATGATAGTGATTTAACTCCTGAGGAGGTTGAAAAAATATTAAATGAAAAGGCAAAACCTTCAGAAAATTTAAATAAACCTATTGATAAACCTCTTCCTAATAAAAAGGATCGGAAGATTCCTAACTTTTAATAAATAAATGATAACTTTGTAAAAACGTATTATAATGGCTAATTTCGCTACTTCCCTTATAAATCCTGTCACAGGTGTGGCGGATATTTCCATATCTAATGGTGTAATCTCTATTATAGATAGAAGTAATTATGATGATTCTTCTCCAGAGGCAGGGCATTCAAGGAGTAATTTTAGTTCTTTTTATAAGTTAAAGATTACTTTACCTGACCTCACTGAGTATTTATATTCTACTTTAGGGGATGGAGAGGGCATTATTGCAGCCCCAAGTACAGGTAGTTCCGGAGATCCTCATGTTGATTATACTTATTCAACAGGAGATGGGCAATATTGGGTAACTATTTATACAGTTCCTACATATTCTGCTATCGCTGCTTATTTGTATTCAACCACGCCTTATGTTTATTATGGGTCTACAATATGGAAAGCATTACAAAACTCTACAGGGGTAACTCCCACAGAGGGGGCATATTGGACTGCTATAACAGATATAGATTTGCTTCCATCTAAATACAGACTTGCTCAAAGGATTGTTGTTTATTCTGAGGCCAAACGTTGCTATGCCAGACGTATTTATAATGCTAATGTTGTGAATAATAAAATAGGGGAAAATTGGGAGAAACTTTTAAAAGATTCTGAATTTATTGATGCTATTCGACTTTTTGTATCTATTAACTCAATTCCTGTTCTTATGGCAGCTGATAGATTTACTGAGGTAGATGTAAATATAAATTTCTGTAAGCAAATCGCTTCAAAATATTAAACTATGGCAGCTGAAAATACATTCTCTTTAGAGGTTGCAAAGTATTGTTCCCGTAATGTATATGGGGTTATACGAAATTTGCCGGATCAGGATGAATTATTAAAACTTTTAAATAAGCAAATGATCTTGCAGTGCTTAGGTGATAACGCGTGCCTCGAAGAATTTTCTACCACGGAGATAGATGAGTTAACCGGTATGATAACACTTAAATCAGAGTTCTATGGATGATTTCCTTGATGGTAATGGTGTTTTTGTGGGTGGTAGTCCTGTACCTCCTATCGTACCATCTATGGATATTGACTTAGGCGAGGGCTATAAACCCCATGATTTTATTTATGGGCATGATTTTAGTAATCCTGTACCATCTGCATATAATTATTGGCAGAAGATAAACGACATTGTATCCCCTGCTTCTGTATTGTACAAAGTCGCAATAGGAAGTTTGATTACTGTTTTTGATGAGGCATTATATGTTCATGGTAAGATATATCCAAAAGACGGTATAAGGTTAGGAATAGCCTCTACGATTACGCAGGATGGGTTAGGTAACATTGTATTCAGTGATAGCATATCCGGAAGTGTGACATTAGCATCTCTACTTGCTTCAGGAAGCGGTAATGTAGTTGTTTCAGGAACTCCTTCTAGTGGTCAGTTAGCTTCTTGGGTTAATGCTACCACTATTCAAGGTATTAATAGCTCATCATTAACACTATCTCAATCTCAAATTACTAATTTGGTTACAGATTTGGCAGGGAAAGCTCCTACTATTCATAATTTAGTAGATATTACCAATCATCCTGTAACTGGTTTAACAGCAGGGCAATTCTTAAAAGCACTATCCGGAACTACTTATGGATTTACATCGCATGGTTTAACTAATTCAGATATAGGATTAGGGAATGTCACTAATTATGCACAAGTACGAAAAATATCTTCTTCTACAAATAATGCAGTTGTAAGATGGGATGGTGCTACTGGAGCTTTGGTAGATGATTCATTAATGACTATATCAGATACGGGTGTAGTTAATATACCTCTTGGATCAACTTATAATATTAATGGGTCTCCTCATAATCATGCTGGATTATATCAATCTGTAGATGCTACTCTTACAGCCTTGGCTGCTCTGGATGCTTCTGCTGGATTTATATATCAGACAGGGGTAGATACTTTTACAAAATATGGTTTTTCGGGTACGGGTGTAGCAACATCTGTAGCCCGTTCAGATCATAATCATACTGGAACATACATTTCAAATTTAGCAACATATTTTGGTTCTATAGCTGCAAATTACATATATGCTTCCCCGGACGGGTTGGCTGGGTCTCCTACTTTTAGGTCATTAGTTTCGGGGGATATTCCGTCATTAGCCCAGTCTAAAATTACAAATTTGGTATCTGATCTGGCGGGGAAGCAATCTTCTTCTATTATTCTTACCACTTTAAGTAATTTATCCCATAACATAGGATATTTATATAATAATGGATCTGGTGTATTAAGTTGGGGGTCTCCTACAGGTACAGGAAATGTTTCTAATATTGGTACTCCTGTTGATAATCAAATAGCCGTTTGGACTGATTCTACCCATATTGAAGGGCATACTGGTTTAGTATATGATAGTTCAACAGGGGCATTAGGTGTTTCACTTATTGATTCCGGTGACGGGTCTTTGAAACATTTAACTATTTCTTCTGGAGATGCGGTTGGGGCTGCCGGAACTGATGCGGGAGATTTAATATTACATGCAGGTAACGCCATATTAGGGGATTCATCTTCATCTCCCGGTAATGTTTACATTGTTCCCGGTAATCCTCATAGTTCATCATACGGAGCATATATATATTTAGGGAATAATACTTATATACCTTCCACAGTTATTATAGGGGTTAAAGGAACATCAACTAATATTGATATAGTTCTTCAACCTAAGGGAACAACTGGAAGTGTACTTATTTATGGGGGACTTTATGCTTTTGGTAATATCGCAGCAACCGGTTCTACCCACACTTTTGGTAATACAGGAAACGGGGGAGTAACTTTAACAGGGAATAGTGGAAATGCTACTGCACTCACACATCTTACACTAAAAGGGGGAGATACTTATGCTACTTCAGGGGATTTAAATGGGGGTAATTTATATTTATATGGTGGAGCACCTCGTCCATCAAGTGCTGGAATACGGGGTAATATTTATTTTGGTACAGGGACTGCAGGATATCTTCCTATTAAATCTTCTGAGACTAATGTTGTTTATTATGATACTGCTACAGGTCTTTTAACTTATGGTGCTGCTAGTTCCGGGGGTGGTGGTGATGTTTATAAATCAAGTACTCCTGTAGATAATCAAATAGCTGTATGGGTTGATGACCATACTATAGAAGGTACTACCGGATTAACTTTTGGATCTTCTGTATTAGCGGTTGCCGGTGGTATATCCTTATCAGGAAATAATAGAATTATATCAGTGGCTAATGCGCCTGCTTCAACTACTGGTTATAATCTCTCAATATTAGCTGGATCTGCTGCTACTTCTACTTATGGTGGGGGTAATTTAACATTACGGGGTGGAGATGCTAATACCAGTGGCCAATCTGGTCATGTCTATATCTATGGGGGTACAGTGGGTACTGCCGGTAATATTTATTTTGGTACAGGATCTACAGGGTATCTTCCTGCTAGGACAACGGAGACTAATATTGTTTATTATGATAGCACTACAGGTAAGATTAGTTATGGGGCTTCTTCGGTAGCTAGTCATGCTTTAGTAAGTTCTTATCATACAGCTTCTGGATTAACCACGGGATATTTTCTCAAAGCTACCAGTGCCACTACATTTACTTTTGCAGCTCATGGTTTAACTTATACTGATGTAGGGGCTGCTGCACTTTCTCATGTTCATGCAGAATCTATTATTACTTTTACGGATATTACCACTAATAATGCTACTACACTTAAGCATGGATATCTCCCAAAACTTGCCGGAGGAACTACTAATTTTTTAAGAGCTGATGGAACATGGGCTATTCCTACTGGTGGTACTAATTATTGGCAGAGGGTAGGGACTACCCTTTCTCCGGCAACTACAGGGGATTTGATTCGAGTAAATACATATTATATAGGAGCTAATTCTGAGGGTATTTTAAACGCTACTTCTAATTCGTCATTTAATATTAGTGCATCTGCGGGTCTTGTAGGTACACCTACAGGTAGAAATTTATATTTAATGGGAGGTGCTCCTTATAATGCTTCTGGGGCTGATGCTGGGAGTATTTATATAAGGGGGGGTGCAGCTATATCAGGGGATAGTAGTTCTTTACAAGGTGATGTGTATATATCCCCGGGTAATCCCAATGCTACAAATCTTATGGGATCTATTTATTTAGGTGATAGTAATTACGCAGCAAGTTCCGTAATATTATCTTCTAATGGATCTGCTGCTAATGTATCATTAAATATTAGATCAAAAGGAGCAAGTTTTATCTCAATAGGAGATGGAGTTAATAATTATGTGGCTATTAATGGACCTTCTGTAAGTCTTTATACAAATGCTGTTAATATTGGGAATAATAATAATGCTATAATTACTGGTACAAATGGTACTAGTGGTAGTGCTACTGGAAAAAATATTACACTTAAAGGCGGTAATGGTTATGATATTTCTGGTAATAATGCTGGGGGAAGTGTTTATATGTATGGTGGTTTAGGTAATGGTACAGGGGTTGTAGGGAATACATTACTTGCATATAATGGTTCTACAGCTTATGGTTATGTTGGTATTCGTGGCCCGGCTAATATATCTTATTCTTTGTATGTTACCGGGTCTACCTATTCTACTGGTTCTATGTACGCAACTAGTTTTGTCACTATTTCTGATGAAAGACTTAAAACTATGATAAAACCGCTTGAACCAAAATATATCAATATAGATTACAAACAGTTTAGAATGAAAACAGATCTGGGACAACTGAGATATGGTGTGATAGCTCAGTCAATACAAGAGTCATATCCAGAATTGGTTAGATCAGATAAAGATGGGATGCTTAGTGTTGCATATATGGATTTATTTTGTTTAGAGATTGCACAATTAAAGAAAGAAATTGCTTTTCTAAAAGATATTCCTAGATAATATAGATTGGTGTTATTTTGTTCTCAACTCATAAATATATTTGAATGGCTGATTTAATGAATATTGGGGGAATTGTAATAGATGGGCATCCAAACAGGAGTGCTCCTCTGCCTGTTCCTACATTAAATGATTTAGATCTTGGTAGTGGTACCCCAATAGTTACATCTGAGCCATCCTTAGGTAATCCTCCTGTTGATGGGTATATATTATCATCTGATATGGATGGTAATCGCATATGGATTCCTCCTATAGTTGGTGGATCAGCTAACACTCCTTATGAACAAGTTATGGATTTTGCGGTTGGGTATAATACATTTATTACAACTTTAACTACAAAACCTGCTACTATAACTTTATTTGATTCTGCTGGTAACTTAATGCAGAATATGGATGTACAGGTTGCCTTTGTTGGTGGTGTCTATACTATTATTGTTTATTCTTCAGAAATTGTTCTTGGAGTACATCTTATAATTACATACTAATGAAAAAATTATTAACTATTTGTGGTTTTATTCTTATATCCATTCAATTATGCTCTCAACAGGGGTGGGTTCCCCAGAGATCAAAGTATAGTTATAGAGATAGTGTTTCTTTTATTAAGGACATAAATATATTGGTTCCATTAAGATTACAAAATTCTTTTAAAATAGGAACTACAACAATAACAGCAAATGGAACAGAACTTAATATTCTTGATGGTGTAGTAACAAATGCCACAGAATTAAATTATCTTGTTGGTGTTACCTCTAGTATACAAAATCAGATAAATGCAAAGTTAAATAGTAATAATCCTACCCCTACTGGTACAGTTACGTTACCTTCTACTACTTCTATAGGAATTGTAAGTGCTGCTGAATTGGCTTGGTTGGATGGTGTAACATCATCTATTCAAACTCAACTTAATAGTAAATCTGCAACAAGTCATACCCATACTAGTGTATATGAACCTATTTTAGGTAATCCCGGAGTAGATGGTTATATACTATCTTCAACAGTGGGCGGTGTAAGATCGTGGGTAGCTAATGGCAGTGGGGGTGGTTCTATGACGTATCCTTCAGGTACAGGTATACCAACAGTAGTTAGTGGTTCTTCATGGGGTACTACTATAACGGATAACTCATCTAATTGGAATACAGCTTACAGTTGGGGTAATCATGCAAGTGCAGGATATTTAACATCTGAAACATCTCATGCTGACGTACTTGTAGATGGAGATTTTACTGGTCAGGGTATTATGCTTCGGGGGGCTACATTGGGTACTTATTCTATACTAGGGGATAATTCAGCTAATTGGAATACTGCATATTCATGGGGTAATCATGCATCTGCTGGGTACTTTGTAGGAACTAATTCAACAATACGTGGATTATTTTCATCTACTGTAACTGGATTAACTTATACAAATTCTACTGGAGTTTTTTCATTAACATCAGGATATGTTGTTCCTACTACAATAGAGCAAACTAATTGGGGTACAGCCTATTCAGAACGTAGACAATGGGATGGCAGTTCAACAAATTTAGTTGCTGCAACAGGTCGTATAAGTTTAGGTTTGGGTAATGTTACTAATGAGAGTAAGGCTACAATGTTTTCAAGCCCTACTTTTACTGGCGCAGTTGTTTTACCTTCTACTACTTCAATAGGAACGGTATCAAGCACTGAGATAGGATATCTTGATGGGGCTACAAGTAATATTCAAGATCAGTTGAATGATACAACAGATTTGGAAACAGTGTTTTTTCCAAAATATCTTACTATTAATGCACAGACAACATCTTATACATTTGTTCTTACAGATGCATCAAAACTTATAACAGTAAATTCATCCTCTGCAACTAATCTTACAGTACCGCTTAATTCTAGTGTGGCATTTCCAATAGGGACACAAATACTTATATCTTGTTTAGGGTCTGGTAAATCAACAATAGTTGCTACATCCGGTGTTACAATATATAGTAAAGGAAGTGTATTAGGAATAACAGTTTTAGGGGATGCAGAGTTAATTAAGATAGGAACAAATGCATGGAAATTAATCGGGTCATTGGAATGAAAAAATTAATTATTGGTGTATTAATATTATTTTGTTGCAATTATATACAGGGGCAAGCTTCCGGAATGTTTGCTACTGCTTCTTCATCTTCTACTAGTGTACAGAATTTACTCTTATATTCTGAGCAAATAGATAATGCTGCATGGGATAATTCAAATACAACTATTACAGCAAATGCAGGAAATGATTTAAGTGGTAATACCACAATGGATCGGATTACATTATCATCAGCTTGGGGGGGATCTTCTCAGGGAATAACAGGATTAACAGCAAGCACAAGTTATGTACTTAGTTTTGATGCAACAAGGGGATCTTCAGGGTCTTCTGCTGAATATGTAATATACGACACTTCAAATGGATGGGCGACAATTGCTAACGATTCTTATTATAGCAGCACATCAACATCTCCGGTTCGTATATCAGTTCCCTTTACAACACCCTCCGGATGCACAGCAATAGCTGTAGTCCCATACAGCGGATCAGCAACTGGCGATAATTTTCTTATAGGACGTGTGCAGGTATCAGTACCGGACAAGGATTACGTGACAACAACAAGCTCAAAAGTAGAATGATGAGAAAGCTATTAATATCTATAGTAATAATATTTTGCACACTGCGCGTATTTGCAACTGATTACTATGTGGCAACTAATGGTAATAACGGCAATACAGGACTTAATGGTTCACCTTGGCTTACTGCTGCTTATGCTGTAGCAACTGCGACAAGCGAGGGTGATATAATTCATTTTGGAAGTGGAACGTTCTCATGCTCAACAAAACTTGAATTGGCAGACGGAGTATCAATTGTTGGGTCTGGAATTGATAATACAATACTTAATCTTACATATACGGAAGGTTCATGTCTTGCTCTTGAATCTTGGGGATATTGGGGAAATACAAATTATGGGAATCAGAGCATATCTTATATGACAATTGATGGGGATATGACAGGATATAGAGCAATAAAGGTTCTTGCGAGGTGTAATGTTAAATTACATCATCTTAAAATTATTGATTTTACAACAGAAGGTATAGTCCTTATAGGTCAAGACGAAACTACATTTACAGCTGACAATCCATATAGCAACAAAACTAAAGGCGAACCTGATAATTGTGATTATGCAGTAATGCCTTCTTATTGGGCAACAGGTAATGAAGTATATGACTGTGAGATTATTAACTGTTCAGGTTACTCAGGAACAAGAGATAATGGTGAAGGAAAAGGATTAATCAGGATCGGTAGCCAGGATGGGATCAAAGTATATAATTGTGCTCTTATTCAGTTAGGACGAGGGGTAGGACTGAATGGTTATGCTATTAAGTTTGGAGATCTGGGATTTAATAAGCATAGTGATATACACGATAATTTTGCACATACTGAGACAACTCCTAACAGTAATTGGGGATTTGCTATTGAATGGTGGAATGGATTAGGAGGAGACAGGTTTTATAATAACAGAATTATAGGAGCTTTTGATTTAGTTAACATGGTAGATGCTGTTGGAGCGGGATATTCAGTTGATATCGACAGAAATGACATTGGATATGATGAAATACAAGGTCAACAGGAAGTTGGGATTGACATAGAAGGAAGAATTGAGCATCTGATAATTCGAAGGAATAAGATCAGAAAAGTTGCAATTGCGTTGTATCGTCCTTTACACAATTATACAGGGTATGATCAAATGAGTTATACCACAATAGAGATTAATCTTTTGATGGACTTAGGTCGATCAGATGCAGACTTTCAAACTTGGGGCTTCTATTATCCTGATAACTATGTTGATCAGGCTAGTTCTGTATACAATTACATCCGGCATAATACTATAATAGCTGATCCTAACCGTACCACTGTAAGCAGGTGGGGACTTGAGTTGTCAGCGTCAATGAGTAATCAACATTGGTGGATAGAAAATAATATTATAGTTGGATTTGATGGAGCAGCCATCCATGCATTAGGGTCAAGAACTTTGTTTGATGATCTTTACATCAGAAATAATCTATGTTATGGGAATGGTAATAATAATGCTCCAGAATGGGTTGATGGTTTCGTACCAACAAATTATACTAACTCAGGAAACATACTTGGACAAAATCCCCTGCTTACTTCATTAACAGATTATACACTGTCATCAACCAGCTCTCCCGCTTATCATGCAGGAATCAGTACTAGCACAACTACTGACTATGCCGGTAACGCATATTTTTCAAGTCCCTCTATCGGAGCTTATGAATATATTGAAGAGATTATAAATCCATCATTAAAATATGGTCGTTATAAAGGAACTTTTGGTCGTTATAGAGGTACTTTCGGAAAGTATTAAATAAGTTTGGGAATTCAAAAGATTTATCTATCTTTGTATATATTAAAATACTAAAAAATTAGGATTATGGCAACAATTAACTTTAAGAAGCAGGGATTGTATAATTTGAATGGTCAACAGATTAAACGAATTGATTTGGATGGTGATAAAAAAGAGATTGAGGTACCTATTTTTCTTGATGAGGTAGTTATGGGAAACCTAACTAAAGAGGATGCTACGTGTACCGATATAGAACGTTATAATCGTTTCTTACTGGCTGAAAAGATCAAAAAAGCAAATGGGGATGTTGATTTAACTATTAATGAACTTAGTACAATTAAGAAAATTATAGGAGAACATCCTAATCCTCTGATAGTTGGTCGTGTTTGGAATTATATGGAATCAGAAATAGGCGATAAGGAAAAAGAATAGGGATGATATCAGACTATAAACTGTTAGTTTTACAGTATCTGGTGCAATGTCCTAATGGGGAAATTTATTTAAATGATCTGGGGGAAGATTTTTTTGACCTGATAGAAGATAAATTATCTATTCAAATTCTAAAAAAATACTATAAGTTATACAGATCATTACCATCTAAGGTTACAGCTAAACAATTTTTAGAGGAGCAGATTCAGATTACACCAGATCTGACGGAGGGTATGAGTCAAAGTTTGAGAGATAACTTTGAGGATATATATCTTTCTATTCCTGATGGGGATATACGGAAAATAGAAGATACTATTATTGTTGAGATACAGCAAAAGAGTTTGCAGGATACCTTCATGGATTATGCTGCAAAACGATTAAGTGTAAATCAAGTATTCGAGAAAGTTGATAAACTCTCATCACTTGTTAAATCTGTTGGTGTAACTGCTCATGAGGATGGAGGATTTTTAGTTGAGGATAGATATAAACATAAGGATGAACGGATTCAGGGACTTCCCACCTTTCTTGAAGATCTTAATGATATGACAGCTGCGGGGGGTTTCTATTCTCCCCAATTGATTATTTTCTTATCAGGGCCTAAGCATTTTAAGACGGGTATAATTTTAAAAATAGCTTTAGAATTTGCCAGAGGAGGTGCAAAAGTATATTATGCAGACAATGAAAATGGTGCTACCAGTATTAGAAATAGGCTTAAAATGGCTTTAATGAACTGTGAGCTCCATGAGCTTTATGAGTCAAGTGTACAGGAAGAATTAGATGAGATTTTATATAAGTTTGGGCATTTTATGAGGGGGGATATTTTTATTGATACTTATCCGGCTTATTCAAAAAGTATGACTGACGTTGAGGCACGATTAACTTATTTAAAGGAAAAAAATAGCTGGATGCCAGATATTATAATTTATGATACCATTGATAAATTTATCCCTTCAAATGTATTAGATCAGAAACGAGATACCCGAATCAGGATTCAATTAGTATATGATGAAGCTATCAATTTAAATAAGAAACTTGGAACATTTGCCATAGCTCCCTCACAGGTTAATAGAAAAGCTATTGGGAAGAAGGTTTTTGATATGGGTGATCTTGCAGAGGATTTTGGGAAAGCGATGAATGCACATGGTGTTTTTGCTATTTGTGCAACAGATACAGAGATAGAGGAAGGATTTAGGAGAATTGTACCTGTATGTCAAAGGGAGGGTGTACGATTCAAGCAGGGTGTTGAGTGTTTAATTCATGTTGATGAGAAGATAATGGAAGTAAAAGAGGTTTGTAAAGATGAATATAATTCGGATGCAACGGATGATTAAATTATACTAATATGATAGATCGGGACAAATTGTATGCTTATTTTGAAAAGTTTCATGGTCCCATAGAACATAGTTCTAATGGGTGGTATCAATGTACCTGTCCTGTATGTGGTAAACATAAATTAGCTGTTCATTTTGATTATTTGATTGGTAAATGTTGGAGGGGTTGTTATCGTAACAGGTTTTTACTGGATATAATACAGATTTACCATGATATTAGTTACTTTGAAACCCGTGAGTTAATAGATTCTATGGAGACAGGGATTATTAAAATTCCTCAGTCTATAAAAAGAATCACCAAAGATATAAAATTATTTTTACCTATAGGATATAAACCTATCCTTTCAGGATCTACTGTTTTGGCAAACAGAGCCAGAAATTATCTCCGTGGTCGTGGATTTGATTTAAATTATCTTGATAGAATCGGGGTGGGTTATTGTGATGAGCTTGCAGACAACCCAAAGGATAACTATTTCGGATACATTATTATCCCATTTAAACGTCATGGTATATTAACCTATTTTATAGGCAGGGATTTTATTGGTAATTTTGAAAGGTATAAAAATCCGGATAAAGGAAAAGTTGGTGTAGGAAAGGGGGAAGTATTTTTTAATGAGGAAGCTTTTTTACTACAAGATAAAGTATATCTAACAGAAGGTTGGGCGTGTGCTGCTACAATAGGAGAAAGGGGTTCTTCCATGCAAGGTTCTATATGGAGTGTAATACAAAGGAATATTGTTATTAATAGCCCTATTAAGGAATTAATTATTATTCCAGATGCGGGTTTTTATGCAAATGGATTAGACATGGGGTATGAACTGTTTTCTGTTAAAGGTAATACGAAAAAAATAAAAGTATTGAATCTTACTTCTTGTCAGAAAGAGGGTCTTGGAAAAGATGTTAATGAGATAGGTAAGGATATAGTATTTGAAGTAGAAAAAAATACTCCGTGGGTAGATATGAGTTTTTTATATAAAGAAATGAATGATTTAAAATCAGTAAAAGCATGAGAGACCCTTCGATTCATATAAAAAGATCAGATTTAGTTAAAGTACTTGAAAGCATGTTTTTAGATGTGACTGCTGCAAGGATTAATGATATTATGCGAGCAGCCATGAAATATTCTATTAGGAATCGTATTAATGTGGTTTTACCATCTAATTCCCGAAAAAAAGCAGAGAGGGTTATTGATACTGAATCTGAATGGGTAGATACTTTTAATGGTATATATAATATTGTAATGATGGAGAATAATATAAAAGTTCTTCCAATACATAAAAAAGATCCACAATATTTAACTCTTAAGGAGATTACCCGACAAGCTGTGGATTTTTGCACTTTATACAATGTTCCTTATGAAACAGGTTTCAAGCAATATATTCAGTTAGGCGTTAAATTGTTAAATAAGAAGTATAGTTTATACCGGTTAAAGGCCTCTGCTGATTGGATATCTTCTACATATCAGAATATAAATACAATTAATGATGATCCAACTCCGGAATTAACCAAGAAGATGCATAATTGTTGGATAGAGGCTATGAAAAAATATGCCGGGGTTAACTCAGAGATAGTATTAAATTCTGATAAGTATATACATTTATTATATGCTAAGCAGGATGCAGAAGATTTAAAGGCTGATTATGATGATTGGATGAATGCCCAGTTTGAAAAGTGGGGTTATCTTAAGAGTGTTCCTGAATTTTCTCAATTACATGGGGATAATGCAAAATTAAATTATAAAATATATACAGGCAAAGAAACACAACAAGACGCAGGATATGATAAAGCAATCAAAAGTAAAAAAGAGATACCCTATAAAGAGGTTAAATTCAAAACGCGCACGCCACAAGGCTGAGTATTTAAAAGCTCGTAAGGAACAGGATCAGCAATTAATAGATGAGTTTGACTATTTATTTTGTTCCAGTTGTGGTATTAGTGGTCAGGGTTCCTTTGGTCACAGCCATAATATTCCGGTAGGACAAAGAGTGGATTTAGAAACAGACCCAGAAAATTTTAAATTACGTTGTCAAAATTTTGGAGACCATAAAGGTTGCCATGAGAAATTAGATGACAGGGATTTTGAATCTATTAAGAATTTCAAAGATCTTCCCCAGATTATGGAATATAGAAAAAAGCACGATAAGATAGCTTATAATAAATTTGTAACCGGTTTAAAAGAAGTGGGATGCGAAGATTATGATTATATCGATTGAGAACATAAAATGTCAGATTACCATAGGTGGTAAGGATAATTTAGTTGATCCTAATTTATTGGAGCATTGTAGGGAGTATATGTCAGTCAAAGTTCCGGGTAGTTTCTTTGCTGCTAAGGCTTTAAAGTTTCACTGGGATGGGATGAAATATTTTCTCACTAAGCGGGGGGCTATGGCTACCGGGTTTTTGCCTGTATTTCTTAAGTTTATTGATGAAGAGTACCCTACCCTTGAAGTCACAATTAACGACCTAAGACAGAATATACCCCAATTTAAATCGGAGTTTGTATCAAAGATAGGTTCTCAGGAAATTAATGAGCAGTACATCCATCAAAAGCATATAATTGAATCATTTAATAATTATATAAAGTTCAGAGGTACAAGTATATATTTTCCAAGAGGTGTGGCAGATGCAGCTACGAATGCCGGAAAAACTGCTGTTATGGTGGGGGTTTATCTGAACTTGAAAACAGAAGAAAGGATGCTTATTGTTATCCATAGGAAAACTATCTATCGAGACTTGGTTAAATATTTTGAATCTGTATTTACAGAGATTGGACAGATTAATGATAAGAATTATATCATTAAGCCAATTACGGTAGCTATGATTCAGACTATGTATAATCGTATTGAGGATCTTAATTTTATAAAAGATTTAAATAGTTTCACTGTTTTAGCAGTCGATGAAGCCCACAGAGCCGGAAGCGATATGTATTCCAAAGTATTAGTTCATTGTCCAGCTTCTGTACGATTATTTCTTTCTGGGTCTGCTTTTGATTCTGATGATATTGTAGCGAATATGGTTAAGGTTGGTTTATCGGGCCCAAAACTTATTAAAGTATCAAAAAGATATCTTATGGATAGAGGCATAAGTACCCCAATTAAAGTACACATGCATTTATGTAATACAATTTTATATGACCCAGTAGTTGATTATGATGATTGTATCCATAAATTGATAATGGAATCCATAGAGAGGATGTCTTTAATGTACGAAATTATTAAAGGTCGTTTGTCTACAGGTCCTATATTAGTTGCAGTAGAAAAAACAGAGCAGGGGGATCTTATCTGTAAATATCTTAAACAACAGGGGCTTATTACTGAACTTACACACTCAAAAGATAAAGAAATATTTACCAAGATTGATGCATTTAGGGATAATGAGATTGATGTACTTATTTCTACAGGTGTCATAAAAGAGGGAGTAAATTTACCTAGAATATCTACCATTATCAACGCTGCCGGAGGTAAATCAAAGTCTTATATTAAGCAATGGATGGGCAGGGGAGAAAGAATCCATGAATCTAAGAGTGAAGTAGAATTTCATGATTTTTATGACATTGGTAGGTTTGTACAAAAGCACTCCATAGAACGTATAAATTTATATAAAGCAGAAGAGTTAGAGATTATTTATCATTTTGATATTAAAGATGTTAAGCGTATGAGAAATGTTATAATAAATTAAAATTATGAGAAAGCCAAAGGAAACGAAGCAGAAAGTAGACCTCTTAAAACCAGTAACTATACTGGATGGGTCGGCTGGGGATTGTTTTGGAACAGAATTTTATAATCCTCAGGATAAAGATTGTTCAATATGTGCCGACATAGAGATATGTGGTATAAAGTTTCAGGGAATTATTCAAAAGAAGAAAACAGACTTTGAACAAAAGCATGGTCCTTTGTTGGATCAAACTGATTTTGATTCTGTTAATATGGCTAAAATTGAAGAATTAGCCATAAAATATGAAGAGGAAGGAGAGCCGTTATTATTTCAGGAACTTGTTGATGCTGTATCTGATTTGGCTCGTACTAAAGATGATATAGCTGTTATTGAATATCTTAAAAGAACAATACCTACAACTAATTTAATTCTTAAGGAGGGAAAAGTATATGCAAGACGGAAAGATAGTTCTAATTAAGGAAAAGACATTATATCCCGGCTCTGCAAGTTATAAATTACTTGAGAGTGTGATGTATGATGTAGTTAAGATAGATCCGGCCAATGTTCAGATAGTAGATTTAAATCCCCTTCTTAAGATTACAGAAGCGGATGTGATTGTTCCTATTGGGGAAAAATCCCTTAATTACATAGCAAACCTACATGGCATTACTAAATATGCAGGGACTGTTCAAACCGCACCATCTGGAATACCGGTAGTTCCAATAGTTTCTCCCGGATTTATAGATCATAATCCTAATTATCTTAGAAAATTTGCCGAGGATATGCTTGTAGCTTATCATATCTCTATGGGTATAAAGAAGGAGGAAGTAGAAAATCAGTATAAGGTTGTGACAGATATGGTAACATTGGCCGAACTTATACTTTATATAAAACAAACGGGTTATTGCTGCTTTGATTTTGAGACTACTGAACTTACTGATATGGGTACATTTGATCCGGACTTTTATTGCACTTCCTTATCTATTAGTTTTCAGCAGGGTTCCAGTTATGTGATACCTTTATATCATAAGGAAAGTCCTTTTAGTGATACCCAAATAAAATTTATTTTTCATGAGTTAAATAAAAGGGTATTTGGTAATCCGAATATAACTAAAGTGGGTCATCATATTAAATTTGATATGCATTGTTTGGCATGGTGTGGTGTAACCGAATTTAGAGGACCATTTCATGATACTATGCTAATGCATCAACTCTATGATGAGAATTTATCACATAAATTAAAAGATATAGTACGTGACTTTTTTCCACGGTTTGCTAATTATGAAAAGGCTATTACAAAAGATTGGGCTAATATACCTTTAAATGATTTGGCCAGATATAATGCACTGGATTCAGATCTTACATTTAGATTATATTGGGTATTAACTGATATTCTTTTAAAGGATGATCATCTTTATCTTATGTATCGGAATCTTACCGCTGCTGCTACAAAGGCATTCTTTAAAGTGGAGGAGACGGGGATGTTAGTAGATAAAGATTTTATTACAGAATCTATTCGTAATGTTGAAGAACTTATTGAGGATCAAGAAAGTATTATGAGAATGCATACCGCTGTTACAAAATTTGATATGTTTAAAACAGAACAATTTAGGATAGACACTATCAATAATTTGGTGGCAAAATTGGAAAAGTGTCAAAATGCAGAATTTAAGAGTAAAACTGCTCAAACTAATAATCAAAGAAAAATAACAGAATTAGAGAATCAAATATCGGGATTTAAATCAGGTACAATAACTGTTGAAAGTCAAAGTATTAATTTTAATAGCCCTGATCAGTTAAAGGAATTATTCTTTTCAAAAGAAGGTTTTAATTTTAAAAAACCTGAGAATCATTATGGTAACTCAGACGATTCAACTGGGGCAGATAATCTAAGTCTTATTAATGATAAATCTGGATTTATTGAACAATTAATGGTTTATAGGCAATTAAAGAAATTAGTTAGTACTTATTTGGAGAGTATCCTTAATAAACTTGATGAGAATCATTTTATCCATACTAATTTTAATCAGCACGTTGCTAAAACTGGCAGGCTTAGTTCAGATAAACCTAATCTGCAAAATATTATTACCCGGACAAAATATAAAGTAGTTGAGGATTCAGTATCTCTCGTAAAACAATCATTTACTGTACCTGAGGGATACACACTTGTATCAGCGGATTATTCACAAATGGAGTTACGACTTATTGCTCATTATGCACAAGAAACTGCAATGATTGATGCATACAGAAATAATCAGGATCTTCATGAGATTACAGCTGCTAACTCTCATGGGTATACATTGGATGAGTTTAAAGTAATAGATCATGACTTATATAAGCAGTACCGATTCGAAGCGAAGGCAGAGAATTTTGGGTTCATTTATGGGATTTCACCTGAGGGGTTTAGAGAATATGCCAGAACAACATATAATTTAAATATTTCACTTAATGAAGCTAAGAAAAGAAGAGAAGCCTATTTTAAGAAATACCCAAATCTTTTAACTTATCATAAGTTATATAAAGAGAAAGGTAAAAAATTTAAATACGTGCGTACTTTTTTTGGAAGAAAGGTTCATCTTCCAGACATAGATAGTATAAATGAGGGTGTTAGGAGTCATGCCGAACGTAACGCCATAAATTCCCCTATCCAAGGAACCGGGGGAGAGTTAACAATATGGGCTTTGACTTTATTGTCCAATAGATTAGATCCAAAAATATTGATTGTAAATGAGATACATGATGCAATTTACTTTTATGTTCCCGACAGTATCTTAGATGAATCTATAATAATTATTCGGGAAACGATGGAGAAACTTCCATTAAAAAAGTATTTCTATAAAGAAATAGATTCTTTACCTATAAAAGTAGAATTTGAAACAAGTAAAAAAAATTGGAAAAGTGTATCTCCGTATCTAATAAATTAGTATATTTGTTCCTATAAAATCAATGACAATTTTGTCCAAAACAATTAAACATTTTAAACATGAGTAACACAGGGTTAGATCTAAGTAAATTAAAAGAAAAAGAAGAAGAACTAAAAAAGAGAGGTGGAGGTGCTAACAAGAATTGGATTCAGGTTAGTAAGATTACAAAACCTCTTGATGCAAGGATTTTAAATCCTTTACCATCTATGGATGGTGTATATTTCGTTGAAGTTCCGGTTTGGTGGGTTAATGGTAAAAGACTAATATCAAAGAAACTCTTTGGCCCAGAAGAAATAGATGTTCTGGAAAATATGAAAAAAGAAGCTGACCGTGTGTCTAAGACAGATAAAACTCTTGCTCTGCTTCTCAATAAAAAGAACATTAAAAATATCCCACTTATTCAGTTTAAATGGGAATATTGGGTTCCAGTTTTACAGTTTAATTGGGAACTTGATGCAAACAACAACATCGCAGGAATTTATGGTGCAGATGGGAGATCTTATGATGTTGAAAAAATAAAGAATTTTATTCTTGATAACAGAGTAAAAATTCTGGTAGCTAATCTTACCGTTATTAAAGCGATCAATGTTATTGCTCAGACCCGTGGTAATTCACAGATGATGAGTGCTACTGATGGTATGAATATTGTTCTTACTAGAACAGGTGAAGATAGAGATTCCAAGTATGCCGTAGCTGCAACTGAGAAGATGCCAATGCCTATTGAGTTTTATCAGGAAGGTAAATTAACAGATCCTTTTGAGATTGCACAATCCATGATGTTTACGGATGAGTACATGAGTGCAGTAATGGGTAACTATCTCTATGGGGACTGTGAGATTCCTGCTGATTCTGATGCAAATTATGAATTTCCTGACATACGGAATGCATTGAAGGATAAATTTAAGGATACTGATGCAGAAGAGGCTCCGACTCCACGTAGACGTCCGGGTGCTACTCCTGCACCTGCTCCTGCACCAATTGATGCTCCTACTCAAATACAGGAAGAGGTTGCAGCTCCATCTGGTAGAGGTAGAAGGGCTGGTACACCAAGTACCCCACCACCAGCAGCCCCTACAAGTAGTAGAAGAGGTAGAAATCTTTTACAGGATCTTAAAGATACACAGTAGTGGCCGGAAAAGATTTTAACTATACCGTAACAGGTAAATTTTCTGATGACCTCCAGAGTATCATAATAGACTCTGGGGGCCTATTAGTTAGATTATTTCAAATCATAAAAGAAACTCCCTTGGAGATTACTTTAAGACCCTTCTATAAAAAGCGTACAGATGCCCAGAACCGTTATATTTGGGGTGTAGCTGTCGTAGAGGTAATGGCATTTCTTAAAGAAACTACAGGGGAAATACATACTAAGGATGCTGTTTATGCTTATCTCAGAACAAAAGTTCTTGGTCAGCAGCCAGTACTTGAAACGATTCAAGGGGAAGAGGTAATTGTTATTAAAGGTAAACATTTCTCTCAAATGTCAACAGTTGAATTTAGTGAGGCTGTGGATAAGATAGTTGCATATTTTGAACCCTTAGGATGTATAATACATTTACCAAAAGGAAATAATACATTAACAGATTTTATAAAAGATGAGTGAATTAGCTATTGTTACGTCAGATATCCACGTGCATAAATATCAGAAATTCAATCAGGATAACCGCAGGTTAAATAATGGAATTGCATATCTTGATTACCTGTTTAATTTTGCAAGTGTAAATGAAATAAAATATATCTTATTGCCGGGGGATCTTTATAACTTGATGCAGATTATGTCCACTGAAGCTGAGGATGCTATTATTGCCTGCTTCAAGAATAACTTTAAGAAATATCCATTAATCAAGATTATAGCTATTTCTGGTAATCATGATCAAGCAAGTAAAAATCTCATAGACCAACCGGCTACCAGTGCCCTTCAACATTTGGCTATTTTGTTTGATAATTTCATTCTATTAAATGATATGAGTCGGCTATCTACCGATAACAATAATCATATATTTGGTATTTCATATTTTGAATATCCGGAGCATTTTAAAAAGGTTCTTGGTGGTTTACAGGATAAAGTGAAACAAACATATACTACAGGTAAAAGTTATCTTCTCATGCACCAGATGGTAGCTTCTGGCTTTCCAGAGAAAGATCATATTCAACCAGATGATTCATTATTTGATAATTTTGATATGGTGTTTAATGGTCATGTCCATGATGGTGGAGAGATAACTGATAAGTTTATTAATGTCGGAAGTCCTATGCATAGGGATCTCGGAGATCTTGGAAAACGGAAGGGATTCTGGATATTAGACTTAGATGATCCTAATACTATATCATTTAAGGACATCACAGATAAATTTCCCCAGTTCATTAGAAAAGAAGAGGGATCTGAGTTAACTGAGTGGGAACAACAGCAATATGTGGTATGGTCTCCTGTCATTAATACAAAAACCACTAAGCAGCAGGAAATGTTAAATAATTTCAGAACAGACCTTGCACCGGAGACTATTATAAAAAACTATGCAGAAGTCACTAAATTAGATGAGAAGGTTTTAAACTATGGATTAATTTTAATAAAATGACTTTCCCAAATATGACTAAAGATTCAATTAAGGTTTATATCGCAAGTCCTTATACACTGGGTAATAAAATCTCAAATGTAAATAGGCAGATAGATACTGCACATATTCTCATGAATTTAAATTTTGTGCCTTTTGTACCACTTTTAAATCATTTTCAAAATGTAGTACAGCCAAGACCCGACAATGATTGGATTACTATAGATAATATATGGCTACTAGTTTGTGATTGTGTACTGCGTTTATCTGGTGAGAGCGTTGGCGCAGATGATGAGGTAGCACTTGCAAAGAAACATAATATACCTGTTTTCTATTCCCTTGGTGAACTATGTAATTATTATGAAAAAGAAACTATCAATGGGAGTGATTATTCTTTTGAAATAGGTGTCTAACGTTGATGCTAACCGCATGTAGTGGAATTTGAAATACTTAATTATCAAAATACAACGAACATGGCAAAAAGAGTAAGACCTACGCAACATACTTCTCCAGCTATTGCAGTTGAGCCTGTGTTAGCACCTGTTTTTTATAAATACGGGAACTGTAAATACTATACGGGTGCCACATATGGTCATTGCTCATGGTGCGAATTAAAATCTGTTTATGCTCATAGTTTTATATGTGATGATTGTCAGTCATTCATTTTAAAATAGGTGCTAACGGTTTGTATATGATTTGTAGGCATTTCGAGCTACGAATTTTGAGTTACCTACATACTTTAAACGAGAAATAAAGATTGAATTATTAACATAACTGCCTATAAATTATATACATTGTTATATGCTGGGCGGTAAAATTAGTAGAAACTTAATTAAATGAACGAATGAGAGTAAAAGAAAAAAATGGGGAGGGGTTTTTAGACCTTAGAATTTGCGACAATTTAGAATTGATGGCAGAAATTAAAGACAACACGATTGATTTAATTTATTGTGATATACTCTATGGTACTGGTAGAAGATTTGCAGACTATCAAGATATAAAGCCAATACGAAGCGAAATTGAAAGCCACTACATACCACGAATAAAAGAAATGCACAGGATATTAAAACCAACAGGAAGCATTTACCTACAAATGGACACAAAAATAAACCATTGGATGCGGTGTATTATGGATGATATATTTGGGTATGATAATTTTGTGAATGAGGTTATTTGGAGTTACAATAAATGGAGTATAAAACAAAAGGCGTTTGCTAAAAACCACGATATACTTATATTTTATGGTAAAACCGACAAAATAATATTTAATGAATTAAGATTACCGTTAGAAACACCAAGAAAGAAAAATAAGGTAGATGTGAAAGATGGCAAAAAGGTAATGAAAAGGGATGAAAATGGGGATGTTGTTTATAAAATACAAGATTCAACACCTATTGATGATGTTTGGGAATTGAATAATTTAGGGCCGACTAACTCTGAAAGACTTGGGTATGATACCCAAAAACCAAAATCATTAATTGAACGAATTATTAAAGCAAGTAGCAATGAAGGTGATTTAGTTGCGGACTTTTATTCAGGTAGTTTTACAACAGCAGAAGTTTGTAAAGACTTAAACCGAAGTTTTATTGGTTGTGACATTAACCCTAATTGCTTTGAAAAAGCAAAAGAGCGTGGGCTTTTTTCTTTTACGGATTTACCCACAAATGTTGATTAAATGCATGGACTTAGCCTTGCAACTAACGTTAAGTATATGGCAAGTTGGGGATTAAAATGTGCTACCCTATCGAGCCACACAGAAGTAAATTAACAGCACAAATATACAAGTTGGAACGACACCCCCAATTTGCTATATACATTGTTAGGGTGCGTTTTTATTCAATTTTTATGAAAGCAATTAAAAAAGAAACAAACGAAAAGGGTAACATCATTTTGACTTGCGAACAACCTATTTTGTTTGGATTAATCAAAAAGCAAATTAAATTTATTGCAACAGAAGAATATCCACGAGGTTATTGGAATTGGCGAAAGTTACCAAATAAAACAATAGTATATGACAGTCTATCCTTTCAGTTGGATAGTTGGTGTAAGGATTTTTAAATGCACCCTAACGTTGATGCTATGAAAAGTAGCGGAAATAGAAGAACAAATTTATCAAAATACAGTGAAATTAAATAGAAGTATAAACCTTGTGCAAACTACTAAAACCGCTATTTTTTATAGCATGTGTTAGGCACAGTAAATCTTAATAATATGAGTACATGTATTATTTTAGCAATAGGCATTTTAATTGGGTGGATAACTAAACTACCATTCGCCATAAAATGGTATAAAGAACTTAAACAGTATAAGATTAAAAAGGTGGAGATGTATAATAGGATTATGGACGAAATTCATAAACTACCAAAAGATGAACAAGCAAAATATCATATCACAACTGCTTATTTCAGAGATACACCGTAATCTTTTTATTGTGCCTAACGAACACAGGTATGGTTAGTTGCCTCTGTCAAATTACTACTAACCTTAATAAGAGTAATAAACTTTAATAACTTAAATAGTGAGCGAATTATGAAAGCACATCAATTTTTATTTGAAAAAGGGTACACACAGAAAGTTCGTTACCCAGACGGACAAGAAGAAGGAACAGCATTTAGTTATGATACTGTTATTAGGTTAATGACCGAATATTCTGAGCACTTAGCGAACGGGTATGAATCGGAGCAAAGGCAATTAACTATACCTGATGTTAGCGGGCAAAGCGAACTGTTAAGCGATTTTTTGATATGGTACAAATCAACACTTAATGAGTTTGATGAATGCAAAGCAAGTTATGTTGCTAATGAGTACATAAAATCGCTTAATTGCCGCTAACGGTGAGTATTTGCGCCTGTTGGCGATTAATTAGTACAAATTTTAAACGTAAAAACGAATATATGAAAACCGATAACTTATCCAGCGAGAATGTAACCGCCAATGGCGTAAATACATTGTTAGCAAATCGTGCCTTTGTAACTACTGAAATTGTGCAAAAGTGGCCAGACGGCACAGAAGAAGTCAAATATCGCAGACCTTACGGAAGTGAATCAGCAAAAGAACTAATGCAACAAGTTGATGAACGCGCTCATAAAAGTGGGTACCTCTATCGGCATGTTTGCTAACGGACAGGTGTAAAATTTCGTTTCAATGAATTTTACACGTAGTTAGATTTCAGTAATTACAGAAGAGATCAGATAACGAAATTAATTATGCGACAAATGAGAACAATAATTGTAGAATTAGAAAATGGGTCATCAGAGGAATTTGAAATCAGTAAGAATTGGTCAATGGCCCACATTGATTTAGAACTGGATAAGAAATTTGGACGAATGGCATGGTTAGGATGGAAATATAAAACATACGATCCTGATAGTAATTAGTCCCGGTGCGTAGGGGTAATTATTAAACCTAACGTGTTGCAGCTATGCCCAGTTGGGCAATTTGAAACACAAAATTATCAACTTAAAAAATAAAGTAACAATGGAACACAAAAATTTGAATACCTCAGAAACTACCCAATTGGGTATAGATGCGGTTAGCAGCCGTTTATTATCTGCTGACCAAGAGGAACTTCAAAAGTGCAAAGATTCACTTGTTTATTTCTACAATAAATTCTTTAGAAAAGAAGGACAAAATGAACTTACAGAAACCGAATACAATGACTTTGTTAAACAGGTGGAATATCAAAGAAATATGCTCTTGAAGTTACGAAAGCATTACAAAGACAGACCATTATTTTTAAGTGAATGTTATGAGAAGCTACCAGACTTCCTTAAAAATGGCTGCTAACTAGCTAGTAAACACACCTTTAGTATGTTTACTATACAAAAATCAGTAAATAAACACACTTTTTATTAATTATTAATAAAATGAAAATTAAATTTCAACAAGCAATAATAGATGGTTTCCGTGGTATCGTCAATCAATTAATATTTGATCTTGACCGTCCCGGATTAAATCTTATTAAAGGTGTTAATGGTACTAAAAAAACAACATTATTTGAATCTGTGGTATGGTGTTTATTTGGTACAAACTTAAAAGAAACTAATCAGGATAAAGTCGCTTCATGGGAAGAGATAAGACCCTCAAATTGGAAAGGAACCAGAGTAATAACGTATTTTGAAGTAGATGGAGAAGATTACTCCATTGCTCGTCATTTGGATTATAAGGGAGATACTAACGGTTTAAAGGGTAATGATTCACTCATGCTCTGGAAAAATAATGAACAACTTTTCCCAGGAATTAATAAAGATGAAACTCAGGAAAGAATTAATAAACTCCTTGGCACTGATCCTAAGACATTTATGAACTCTGTAATGTTTGGTCAAAGGATGGCCCGATTAATCACTCAGGATAATAAAGATAAGAGAGCCTTGTTTGAGCAATTATTTGATGTAGAGTGGGTTAATATCTGTAAGCATAAAGCCGAACTGGATCTTACTGAGAAGAATCAAAATCTTAGTAAGATCATATCTGAGGCTGATACCCTTAATTCTCAGATTACTATGGCAGAGGCTACCCTTGTTCGGGATAAACGTCTTTGTGAGGAGTGGGGTCAGAATCAGGCTAATAAGATTTCAGACTGTGAATCAAATATTAAGGGTTTTGAAACTCTTATTACTAATTATAATAATGAGTTAAAAGTAGTTGTTCCTCCTCTTGATTATGACAAAGAAGAACATGATAAGATTGAACAGGAATATAATGAACTCACTAGTACCAAGAATAAGTATCGATTGGATTTGGTAGAGATTGATAATGACCAGAAACGTATTCAGTCTGAGATTGATAATAATAATTATAGAATTAACCAGTTTACTGCTAGAATAAATCAAATTAAGAAAGAGATTGAGGAAAATAAAGGTATTGTTAAAGAATCTATTGTAAAAGGATTATGCCCTGTATGTCATCAGGCTATTAATCAAACTAATCATGCAAATATTGAAAAGATTTATTCGACTGCTAACAAAGAGGCTGAGGCTGAGATTGAAGATTTAAATACTCAGATACTTGAGTTAAATAATAAATTACTTCAATTAACACAGGCTTTAGATGATGTCACAGAAGGGATTAAAAGAGTTAAAAACGATATTACTACCACAAATGATAGATACAATGTAGTTGCTGCCAGATATCAAGAACTTAATAACATTGAAAATACCCTATTTGAGATAGTCCTATTAGAAAATGAAAAGATTAGGTTAAAATCTTTACAGAATGAAAAGGCTCCAGATTTTAATATAGCATCACAGGGGAAAGCAATTACTTTAATGAAGATTAAATCTGAATCACTTAATAGTAATATCACGGATTTACAAGAAGAGATTAAAATAATAAAATGGTGGTCTGAGAAGGGATTTGGTGCCAGTGGAATAAAAGCATTTATTTTTAACGCTATGCTGGCCCAGCTTAACGAGAATACACGCAAATATGGAGAACGGCTTGGAATATCAATTGAATTTGCAATTGATTTAACGAAATCTAGCAAGCCTTTTACGACAATATGCTCTTTAGGGGATAAATTAAATAAAGACTATAAAGAATTTTCAGGGGGTGAGAAGCAAAGATTAGATATCGTTTTAATTTTTGCGATGTACGATCTCATTTCAATTAATACAGATATCAACCTATTAATTATGGATGAAGTTTTTGATGGTTTGGATGAGGATGGTGAAAATGCTGTATTTGATTTAATTAGGATGAAAGCCGATGAAGGAAAGAGTGTTTATGTAATATCTCATTCCAGTACTCTGGATAACTTATATGCTAATACAATAAATTTTACTAAAGAAAATAACAATTTAATTTTAAACTAATGGAAAAGAAAAAGGTTGTTCAAAACGAAACTAAGGAGAAAGATCCCAGATTTGTTAGAAGATTAAGAGCAAAGAAACAGGAGACTCTTACCACACTTATAAATTTATTTTTTACTTACCGGTCCGATTTAAAGGATACTGAAGGTGAAGAAGCCGATGCACTATTTACTAAGTATCGTAATATGTGGATAGCCGAATGTAAAGAGTTTAACAAATCAAAAAATAGACCATTTACTCTTCGGGGTGCTGCTTTTTCTGACCAAGTTAGTAAAATACTTGAAATGGAAAAGAATAGTAAGAAAAAAGTAAAGGAAGAGAATGAGACAAAGGAGTTTAAAAAATGGTTTGATAAAAATGGGGGTTGGAAGAATAATTTTTTCCTATCTTTACTATACTGGATTAAGACCAGTGGTGATAAGACAGAGCAGGAAAGACTTTGGAAACATTATTTCATAAATAAGGTATTATGAACGTAGCCGAAGATTTATTTGACATTAAACTTACAAATAACAGGATTAATAGTAAACTCAAAGGGAATAGAAATGAGTTAAATGTTACTCATTTATTACAGGAATGGACCGGGCATGAATTTGTTAGAGTACCTATGTCCGGGGGATTAAGATGGAAAGAACGTGGTGATATTTGCGGAGATGTTATTAATGTAGACAGAGAATTTGATTTCCCTTATAGTGTGGAGACTAAGTTCTATAAGAACCTTGGATTAAAAAAGACCGCACCGTTCATTAGGACTAACTCTGTCATATACAGGTTTATGATCCAGTGTAAAAATGATGCTGTTGCTGCTAAGAAAAAACCATTTTTGATGGTTCGAGAGAACGGCATGCCAAAAGATTTATATTATATCTTTTTTCCTATGGTTTTAATCGAACATATTGAATGGATGAGATACACAGCAGCACAGTTTATGGGGTGGAATCTGGATATTATTGGATTTAAATCTGACATATTCTTTAGGGATATCAGTTATGAATTATTCAAACAAATTTATAAATGAAAGCACTTCTTAAAATTATCAGTGATATAAAGAATCAGATACCATCATATCATTATGGCAGAGATTCAAAAATTGTACCTCTTATAGATCCGGGACACGGTGGGATATTAGACTGTGTATATACTACTGCACCATCAAAAATGTATGTATATCCTGAGTTTACTTTTTATGAGGGGGTATTTAATAGGGCATTAGCATGGACATATGCATCTAAATTAAATGATCTAGACCTTCCATATTCTATTATAGTATCAGAGGATGATGACATTACAGTGCCTTTAAGAGTTGAAAGGGCTAATAATACCATGCAATATTTATCAGATCATAAATTTAAATGCTACTATCATTCAATTCATGCTAATGCGTTTAAAACACACGCTGCATCCGGTATTGAGGTATTTACATCTCCCGGAAAGACAAAATCAGATCCGATAGCTGATATATTTTATAATCATCTTTCTAATATGGGGTGGCAAATGCGAGCTGATATGATAGATGGAGATAAAGATAAGGAGGCAAAATTTTATGTTCTTACTAAGACTAGAATGCCTGCAATTCTTACAGAGACTGGATTCTATACAAATAAAGAACAGGCTGAATTAATGAGGCAGCCAATCACTATTAATGTTCTAGCAGATCTTTTTGTAGCTGCCCATTTACAAGTAATAAAACAGAAGTTATTATGATCATACACATTCATTGTGATGGTTCTTGTTATTACCTAGATGGTAGGATGGGTATGGGTGTGGCATTTTTTTATGAAAAAAGCATAAAACCCTTTTTAACTTTAAGGATTTCCGGTGAACATCTAGGAAGTAATAACGAGGCAGAGTATTTAGCCATTAAAGCAGCTATGTCAAAACTCCTTACACTTAAGAAAAACATAACAGGTGCTATAATATTTAGTGATTCCGAGATAGTAATTCATCAATTACAGGGTAAATATAGAGTGCGTGCACCTAAACTGATAGAACTTAACGCTCAGATTAATAATATGTTAAGTTACATGAAAGATAAATCGATACATTTTGATTGGGTTCCAAGATCGAACCCTAGACAAAGGATTGTAGATAGATTATCAAAACAAGCAAATCCCTATTTTAGTCATGAGAGCAATATTTAATTTTTTCTCAATTACAATAGGTATTGTAGTTATAATAATTTTCTGTACTCTAACTTTATTATGTAGATTGATATTAACAATTATAGCAAATGGAAGAAAAAAACTTACTCGGAGATCAACCAAAAGCATATGAAGCTATTTTAATGTTCTTAAAATTAGATGGGGGAGGAATATATTTATTACAAGGATATGCCGGAACTGGTAAAACATATTTACTTGATGAAATTGTACGATATATTAAAAAAAATAAATGTCGTGTAATTGTAACAGCCCCCACCCATAAGGCTGTCAAAGTACTCAAAGATATGATTAAATGTGATGTGACGTTTAGTACCATCCACGCAGCACTTGGGATGAGACAAGTTATTAATAATGATGGAACCTTATCATTTAAGCCGGATCATTCATTAGGATTTCCAGCAGATGAATATACCCATATTATAGTTGATGAGGTTTCAATGATTAATGATATAATATTTGAAACTTTAATTCCTTTATCTGAAAATGGGAAGAAAATTATACTGGTTGGAGATCCTTTACAGATTCCCCCGGTAGGTCAAGAATCTTCTTTACCGTTTAATAAGGAGGTTAGATTAAAATATGGAATTGAAACAAGTTCTCTTAATTCTATTATTAGACAAGCAGCTGGTAATCCTATAATTGAAAATGCCACTAATATTAGGACAAGGATACATGCCCCGGTTCAAATATTGAATCCTCAGGAGGTTAAGAATGATCTGGGAGGGGTTTTTCCAATAAAAAAGGACAAAGAAGAAGAATATTTTATCAATAAGATTCTTCCAATGTTTACAAGTCCAAACTATGAAAGATCTATTGATTACATAAAAGTAATAGGATGGAGAAACAATACTATTGATGATTATAATAAAAGAATTCGAGAATATATTTTTGGAGTAGATATTCCAAAAATTATAAAAGGAGATAAATTAATTGCTGATGGTCCAGTTATAAAAGATAAGCATACATTAATTAATACAAATGAGGAGATGGAAGTTTTATCGGCAACTGTCATGCAAGAAGTCTTAAATGATGAATACACCTTAAAATATTATAACACTCAAGTTCGAGTATATACTTATGAGAAATATAATGAGTATATGCTCCGAATTATACATGAGGATTCAGAAGCAACTTTTAATAAACTCTGCACTTTACAAGTAGCTTTAGCTAAAAGTTATTCTCAGGGGTCGTATCAATCCAGATCTGCATGGGTAGACTATTATAATTTTCTCCAACAATGGCATCAAGTAAAATATTCATATGCTATTACAGCTCATAAGGCACAGGGTAGTACTTATGAAAATGCTTATGTTCTAAAATGGGATATTGAAACTAATTATAATGTGTATGAAAGAAATAGAATTTATTATACAAATTGTACAAGGCCTAGTAAAAATTTATTCATAGTTTACTAAATAGTAGTATATTTGTAAATACTTATTAAACTTAACGTTATGAATAAAAAAATAACAGGTATTGTAGTAAAAGAATACTTAGAAAGATTTCCAAATGTTCCTTCCCTTACTTTAGCTAAAAAGATTTATACAGAAAATTCTACCATATTTTTAAATGTAGAATCCGCTAGGAATATAATTAGGTATTATAGAGGGCAAAATGGTAATAATGACAGAAAAAGATTAAGTACTAATAAATATCTTAAAGAGGCTGGATCTTTAAACCCATTTGCGATTCCTGAATCAGATGAAACTACATGGAATCCTATTCATATACCAGAAAGGTTTAATAATGGATTAGTATTTTCAGATTCTCATTTTCCATATCATAATGTTGAGGCTATTAATGCAATGATAGATTATACAATAGGACATCGAAAGATAAATTTTATACTGATCAATGGGGATGGTCTTGATTGTTATCAATTATCCAAATTTAATAAGGATATGAGAAATAGATCTTTTAGTGATGAACTATGGATGTGGGTTGAATTTCTTAATATACTTCAAAAAACTTTTCCAGACGTAAAGATTTACTGGAAACTTGGTAATCATGAAGAACGATGGGAAAATTATTTAAGAGTAAAGGCACCTGAGTTACTTGATATGGAAGAATATAAATTTGAGAATATAATTAAGATCAGGGGGATTGAAAATGTTGATGTTATTGAACATCAGATTATATATACTGGGAGATTACCTTGGGTTCATGGGCATGAATTACAGGGTGGGGCAGCTTCTCCAGTTAATCCGGCCAGAGGTTTATTCTTAAAAACTCTTAGTTCTGCTGTGGTGTCTCATCATCATAGATCCAGTGCTCATTCAGAACTTGACATAAACGAGAAACTTATGAGCTGGTGGTCTATTGGGTGTCTTTGTGGACTTCATCCGGAATGGAATCCTATAAATAAATGGAATCAGGGATTTGCGTTAATTGAGACATCTGGAAAAGATTTTGCTATGAGTAACATGAAAATATATAGAGGTACAGTATATAAAGACTAATATTATGCAACTGAGAAAATTTTTAAATAAGGCTGGGAACTTGGATGAGGAACTTAAATTTATTGATTATAGGATAGCCAAATTAGGTTTATTTGGTAAAACTATGATAAATTGTGACATTGTAAACGGTGACATTATTATGGAAACCCTTCCTAATAACGGTGCCCGACCTATTATCAGTCCTATTTACCCGGCTAATAATTGTGGGCAACCTCTGGAGATGGTTCATACAGGTGATAATACATCTGAGGCAGAGGTTACTCAACCAGTAGGATTTCAAAGAGTTTATATCCCAAATGAGTTACAAAATACGGGGTTACTTACAATATTTTTTGAACTGGATAGAAATACTTTACTGGCTATGATTGATACTACAATCATTAAGTTAAAGAATCGGAGAAAACAGATATTAACAGAATCAAAGATTTTATTAAAAGAGTCTCTTTAAAATTTAAAACAAAAAGGGGGTAAGAAATCAATCTTACCCCCTTTTTGTTTAATAATTATCTACTAATATAGATGTTTTTACATACAATTTACTGTTTATTCGATAAGAGGCTAATTAATTAGACTCTTTAATACACATTTTAAACCCATTAAAGTTTAAATAATTAGTCCCGGCTGGTACGTAAACTCCACAAATAGGGCAATGGAACCCATAATAAGCAACTTTAATATCAGGCTTCTGTGGTACTATATCCTTCTTTTTGCGTTTTAAATTGATCATGAAGTTTCTTTGCTTTGATGGAAGGGTAAAATACTGTCTTGTTTCCTGATTTGTCCACAATTTTTAACTTGTTGAACCACATCAGACCATCATTTCTTTGGGTAAGAAGATGGTCTTGCATATCATCACATTTGAGAAATGGTACATTCTCAGCATAGAGTTTATTATCAAGATAAAAACATATACCCCTACATTCTGGTACATTTTTATCCAGTATCTGTAAGAATCTATCCGGAAAATCTATGGAAGCCCATGCATCAATTTTATAGACAAACCCATCAATCGCAAAACACCCATCAATAATTTTATTATTGTAATTATACAAACTAATGAAGGATACATCATATAAGATCTTTCTGTTGTTTGAAAGATACTTTGTGGTACCTATGATTCTCTCCATGAATATTTTTACACCCTTTGGATGTATAGCAGTTACTGGCTCTACTTCAATAGCTCGATTTAGAATCTCAATTGTTACTGTTTCCTTTTCCATTATTTCTCATTTTTAAGATTTAAGGAAACGATAAAGCCAGAAGCATCCAGTCTATTTATTAATTCAATTGGATAGGTAAGTTTAGCCAGCCCCCGTAAAATATTCCACTCACGAATACTTACAGCCTTTGACATTAATTGTTTTAAATTATTCCATTGATTAAATAATGGATCTTGGCATACTAAAGAAACTTTGCCAGATTCTTTGGATTCAAAATGTTCTATTTTCATATCAATAAATTTAAATAACTGAGTAATATTACTCATTGAACCCGGATCAGGAGTCGAACCTGATCGAGTACCATACAGGGTTATTTACTTTAATATTTCATAGCTTTTTCAGCTATTTTAATTAAATCTATAACATCAGCAGCATAAGCATAAGCAGCATAAGCAGCATAAGCATAAGCATAAGCAGCATCTGCTGACCTGTCGGTATTATTTAGCCAATTTTCAGCCCACTTCTTATATTTTGTTTCTTTATATACTTCCAAAGAACAAAGAATCCCAAAAGCAATTTTTTGTTCTTTGGAAATTTCAGGGACTGTAATTTCTTTAATTAAAGTCATTTTTGTACAACCCCCTTTTAATCCTCTATCACTAAGATGTTTACCTTCAGCCTTACATTCAAAAAGTCGTGGATTTTTAATATCTGCATGAATAGGATTTAATAAGATGGCTAATAAAGGATTATCATAATAATGTAACCATCCGGAGGAACATAAATTACCTTCTCCGGATGTTGTTTTTGATACGCCGATTTCCCATTGGCAGTCCTTGTAAGTCTGCAATTCCTGATTAGTCAATTTGTACTTTTTCATAATTTTTTTCAACTTTTTTAATTAAACATATTGAAATTTTAAGTATATTTAAATACTGTAGTTCTTTGACACTCTGTTATTTAAACAGTTGTTTGAAGCATGTGTAACCGTTGTATAATATACCTAGAAGGCATATAGCAACAAATACGATTAAAAGAATAAGTAAAGTTTTCATAATGATTGATTTTTTGGTTAATACTAAAAACATTTGAACCGGAGGCAGAATCGGACTGCCTCATGCTCCATAGTCCGGTTAATTTAAACTATATTCAAATAATGCCTCAGATAGCCAATATATTTCTTGTTTACTAGAGATATCCCAGATACATACTTGGCCAAACATTTTTCCAGCTTCGATGGCAATAGCTTTGCATTCTGTATAATATAAAACATCAATATATACCGTATCATCTAAGATCCATGTACCAAAATAGGCATAAGGATACCTAAGTAGCTTTGTTTTAATATATTTATCAATTTTTTCGGGTGTAAAATCACTTAATTTAATCCTTAATTCATTGCCAATTGTGCTTACAGTATAGCCCGTAACAGGTTCCTTACCTTCAATATTTACAACATAAAACTGATTTTCGATGGTCTTTTGGTAAATTTTGTTTATTAGATCATTGTAGTTCATAATGTTAAGTATTAGGTTAGTTAATTATATTTATCTCTAAATATTTTCATAGCAGATAAAAACACTTTGTAATTTATTTTTTGTCTTATTCTTAGTTCATATCCAATAGAAATAAGTTCCCGCATCAATGGCTCATATTCATTTATCATTGCTGGCTTAGTTATTGTTAAGCAATGCCAGTAATTAGCTCCGCCATGTTGTCCAATATGCATATAACTTAGACAGTCACCATGATAATTATCAATTTCATATGGAAATAAGGCTATTATATCTCCATCCTTAAACTTACGGAAAATTACATCCGTAACTTGATTATCTGTTTTCATATCTTTTAATTTTTGGTTACATTACCCCCTTATCTGGGGGATACTCTGTATTAATCCCTGACTTGTAACAGGCAAAAACTTTATTCGTTATCAGTATATTTATAAACATCAAACGTTTTACCACTTGCAATGCATTCAAATTTACCACCAATGTATTCAGAGATATTATAATAGCAACTTGTTCCAATACCTCCATCATAATAAGGTTCATTTTCAGAATATAAATGAATTCCATATGGAGCCGGACCTTTATCTAAGGATCCATTTCCACCTTTTAATTTTTCAGGGCTAAGCCTCCAAAGTTTGTATTTCAGAAAGTCATTAAATATCTGAGCAATAACCGTACTTTCTTTATCGTACCCACACCCAGAACAAGTATAATTACCTTCAGGAGAACGGTAAAAACCTGTTTTAAATTCGCCTGCTGTTTTATCTTTAAAATTTACGGCTGCCGTTGCGTGTGGATTTGCGCCCCATGTCCGAGACTTTTTCCATTCAATAGTAATTGTAATATCCTTTACATCTGGTTGGGTTTTTTCAGCTTCTATTCTTTTAATCTTTTTTCAGCTTTTATTTTAGCTCGTTTAGCCTCTTTATTAGCTTGCTTCTGTGCTTCTGTTAATTTTGTTTTCATGACTTTAATTTTTTGTTTATTTACTGATTTTTGTATAGTAAACATACTTTTAGTAGGTTTACTAGCTAGTTGTGCGTAATTATACACAGAGGCCACCACAACCTTCGTGATATTCTTCAAATGTTACATTTCTACCGTTAACTAATTCGCCACATAATTGACAAATCCATTTTCTATCATCAGTCTCAAAATTGGATATGATTTCGAGTTGTGTAAAAATATTTGCTGCGCCTTCGTCGTATTTCCATACATGCAAATCACCCCCAACCATTCCAACCATTATTTTATCAATGTGGCACTTGTGTTTTTCTGCAAAGAATGATAAATAACTACGCACAACAATATGTTTATGCAATTGGGGGTCTTGTGCTAATTCGCTCATAATCTGTATTTATTAAGTTAGTACTATTTTGACAGTGCAGTGGTTTATAATCCCCAACTGCACAAACATTTAACGTTAACTGCTATTTAAACCCGTACTTGCGGAGTATCGGTTCTAACTTGTCGGAAACATCTTCGGTCATATTTCTTTGACCTCTTAAAATCTTGCCTAAAAGGCTGTCAGATATGCCACTTTCTAAACTCAAACCTCGTTGAGTAAGAAGAGGGCGTTCGGTTAAAAACGCCCTTATTTCTTCAAGTTTTAGCATATTACCAAGTCAATAAATAATAAGTAGTATCTTCATTTTCAAATCTTACAACACCTGTAAAATCTTCAATTTTTACATCGTTTGTAATCATTGTATCAACTGCTCTTTTTACATCTTCTGGTAATTGTTCAGTTAATTCGTATTCTGTGCCATTTTCAGCATATTCAATAAGTTGTTTGTCAATGTCGACTAATTCGCAAAAATTGAAGCGATTTGAAACTTGGTCAATGACTTGGTAGGTTTTTTCGTTGATTAAATTTTCTAAAGTTTTCATAATGATTGATTTTTTGGTTTGTGTTTTCATTATTCATATTTTTTCATTAATTCAAAGATACTATTTTGCAAATATATGATATTATAAGATTGAAATACAATCCCACCGCCATACTGTTTATTGTGGAATTTGCGACCCCCAAGGGTTTTAGCCCTATTTAGAGCAATTTTATAAAGATTATCTAAGTAACCATTTACTTTAAATATTTGTTGCTTGTAAGGAAAATTTTCCCTATCCTTATCAGTTATAAACTCTGAATAATGACATACATAACGAGGATTTCCGTTAACGTCCTTGTTAATACGTTTAAAATCTATTGTTTTCATGTTAGTAAGTATTAAAGTGGTTAATAATTATTTTGGAAGATCAAATAAATCAAATTCGCCTTTACCATTTATCCCTACATATAACTGACCATTATACCATGTAAGATAATTAACAAAGTGAATTAAATTTTTTTTATTTAATTTATTAAGCATTTGTTTTGCTTCTTCGTGTTCACTCGAATACTCTAAGCGTGAGATATTAAACATGCCTGCATTATGTTTGTCTATAATAGACTCAAATAATTTTTTATTCATATTTTTAAGTATTAAAGTGGTTAATAATTAGTTCCCTGGTTGCGATCGAATGCCACAGCTTAACTGCCAGGGATGATATTTTATTTCATATGTCAAAGAACATGTAGCAAAGATATAATATTAAGATATGTAATGTCAAGACTGATTATCAGTGAGTTACATAGTTTTTAAGGAATAAAATATAAAAATTCTGCGTGTGCAAAACCACACAGGGTGAACGTTTGAGACGTTTAGTTTTACTTTATTAATATATTTTAATAGGTATTTTTCAAAATATTTTCATTTTATTTATAAGTTACTGATATTGAGAGTAATAATTTTCAATTATTTTTATATTGCCATAATAAAATATATTCGGATCTTTATATCCTCTATTATTTACAGTGATCCTTTATTATATAGTATAAGTAATAAATAATAAAAGACTTTTATATCCTCTATTATTTACAGGTATTTACTTTATACTGTGTATCAGTCAGTTACAATTTATAAAATATGTTATATAACATATAATGCAGGTAAAACATATTTTATAACATATTATTTGTCTAGTTGTAAAAATAGAATTAGGATTATGCACCCCCTACGCTTTTATTAATGTCTCTATGATTTTCTCAGTTTCCTGTCATATTGCCCAAATATTCATATAACAGCCTGAAAATAAGCGTTTTAATATGTTTGTGTCCGATAATTAACATTATGTAAAATAGAAACGTATGTTGCTGTATGTCAATCTATTAGACAAAGGGGACCCGGTCGTATTCGAGAGCGGTTTTAGGATCGAGTTTTCCCTCAGAGCAGGGCAGGGGGTGAATCGGATGGATAGTCCCCCACCCATGGAAAAGTGGAAATTCCCCGATCTCACCTCTTTTTAAGTAGAAAAATGCCTTTTTATCCGAATATGGGACCCTATTTCACCCTGAAATTGTGTAAAACCTCCACAGTAACACACAAAGGGGGTAGGGGACCACCCCGATAACCTGTACATCACGCATAGAAAAGTGGAAAATGTGCACATATCCTATAAAAACATGTTATATAACATAAAATATACCCATATTTCCCAATAATTTTGATGAAAATGTGTAAAACCCACTTAGAGAATACACAATTTTACTTATCTTTGCATAAACCAATAAAAAAGATCATGAGAAAATTTATCCACGTAGCCTGCAGGAGTATCTACTGTGCCCTGTGTAAAGCAAATAAGGATGATAGTAAGGAATTTGGCTCTTGTGTAAGCTGTAGGCTCCTTGGGCAGTGTCTTAAGAATACCCTTAAGGAGAAGGATCTGTTTGCCAGAATAGATAAAGCTATGTTTGAATGAAACACCTACGACACATTGTTATTGACTTAGAAGCCCCTAAGGAGACTCTGGTGGTCCGGACAAAGAAAGAGGCGGCTGGTATACTCTGTATGCATGTGAACTCGTTAAAAGGGCCCAGAAGGGTCAGGAAACGATTCTACTATCTTCCATATAAGATATAAAAAGAAAGGCTCCCTAATATGAGAGCCTTTTTAAATAATTATAGATTTTATTTTTCACCCCCCGCTTTCGCTTAAGATAATCTCAACACCTCCCTCTCTTAATGGACAATCAGATGGAGCTTTTGTATGTAATATGGTAAATGATAGAAAACAACCAAACTGACAATGCCATTCTCCATTCTTATTGGGCCACACACATGGACATTCTGGTTTTATATAACCATTCGTTGTTTCCTTAACACACCCTTTTACTTTAATAGTTATCATATAATCAATTTTTTACTTATGGTAAAGTCTATGTTCATCAATTGACAATATATTTTTGTCATTAAGTTCAATTCTACCCATTGCACAGCATTGCCAATATCCACCATTAAACCAGAATATTAGCCAATTATCTTTGATGTCCCATTGTACCCAGTAATAACCCAATTCTCTTGTCATAACTTATAATAATTAAAGATTACTCCTTAACGTATAAAGTTGATCTGATACATCAGAGAATTCTGGATGTTCCGCAAGTATATTAAAAAGCTGTTCAAGTGCATAATATCTGTTACTATTTACACTTTCAAGTTGTCCAATTTTTCTTTCAAGTTCATTGATTTGGTTTTTTAATTCCCTGTTCTCATTTTGGACATTATGCAGTTCCCATTTATCCGCTTTGTCACTTAATTGTCTTTCAATTGTATATATGCTCATATTATTCTGTTTTTGATAAAGATTCATACCATTTTTTGTTTCGAGATAATAATTCATTTGGTGAGATATTGGTTTCATCAATGAATTATTATCTCTATTTCACCAAATCTCTCCTTAAATTCTTTTATACGTTCTGGCCTCCCTTCATATAAGTCTGATTTAGCAAACCCATAATTACTACATAAATGAGATGCTAAATGTTCCCCAGTCTCAGCAACCAATAAATGAAATACGCAATCATACATTACATCTCTACCTGGATCAATAACTAATAGTGTTTTCATAATTTCATTTTTTCGGTAATGATTCAAACCACTTCTTGTTCCGGGATTTTAATTCGGCTACTGAGATATCTGTCTCATCTATGTACTTCACCTCAACTTCTCCAAAGCGTTCTTTATATTCTTTTACTTTATCCTCCCTGGTTAAGTATAAATCACCATAAGCAAAATCAGAATTGGTACAGAAACGAGATGTTAAAAACTCACCCGTCTCGGCTACAAGTAAACTGAATATACTCTTTTTGGTATTTCGTCCCGGAATGATTACTAATAATGTTTTATTTTCCATAATTACCTGATTATTTTGTTAGCCTTAAAAGTGTATTTATTTACTGATTTTTGTATAGTAAACATACCTTTAGTATGTTTACTAGCTAGTTAGGCACAATACAACTTCCGCAAGTCGCCAACTTTGTACCAATATTTTTTAGTTCTGCCTCCGTAATCCAAACAGATACAACGCAAATTATTATCTGCTTCAAATTTCTGTTTAAGTATTTTTGGATTATCTAATTTTCGAGAATCAATTCCGAGTGAATCAATCTGAGTAAAGTGCATTCCGCTTAATTCTACGGAAGAAATAAATCCATCAAGTTTCATTTCTTTTGAGTATTCTCTTTTCTTTGTCCAATCTGCTTTTTTAATTGAAATCATAATAAAATGTACTGTGCCTAACAAGCGGTCATAAAGCATACCGCAGAAAGGCTGTTACTAAATTTGAGCAGTCTACAAAGCGGCCTACTCTTACCGCTGTCCGTTAGGTGCAATGCTAAAGAACATCCAACCATGCAATTTTATTTTGAGTTAGCCAATTGTGAGCAAATTTTGAAAGTGGATAGTTCTTTTCGGGTTCAGAATCGCTATTTACATACAATCTCCCATGTTTGCTTACAATAGTACCAGTGATGTCTTTGTCACCAGTTCTCATATATGAGCGTTGATATGTAATAAATCCTTTTACTTTCATACCAACTTTCAAAACAATACCTTCTCTATTAACAAAAGCACTACTGCTAACTGCACCTATACCCAATTGGGTTGGTTCTGCGTTATTCAAAGTTTCTGCCATTGCTAAATTTCCGTCACACATAACTCTTAAAATTTAAGTGTTATCCCGGTATCTAAACTAACTTTCTTTAATGTGAAATTGTAATCCACACCAAGCTGGAACTTATCTACATTCCCAAATAAGCCCACTCCCATACCCTTTGAACCTTCAACACCAGTGGGTACAAGCAGAAGTAGATTAGCTCCGTAGTCATTAAATAATTCTCCATTGGGTCTGGCTACATAGTGCTGCAAACCAAAGCCGAATCCAACAGCAGCCATAGGATGACTATCAAATAACTTATCTTCAGTGTTTACATAAGTACTCTGGGTAGTAGTCACTCCCACATTCAATCTCATAGCTACATTATCCAGAATACCTCTATTGTTAACAAGAGATCTGTTATTGCTAACCAGTAGAACATTATCTATTGGTTTAAATAGATTACTTACCTGAGCTGATCCTACTAATGTAAGTAGGGCAAAAGATAAAATTAAAAAGTACTTTTTCATAATAATTTATTTTTAATAAAGTATATCATTAAATACTACTGGAATATTTGTTTTCAATTCCTCTAAAAGAGGGCACATCAACTCCCTCATTTGAGGATGAGCCCCAGAAGCAGTACGCTGTTTAAATATGGTTCTCCATTCCCTAATATTAGCAGTTACTACAATTTCAGTTTTTAAAGAATTTGGTAGATACAGATCATATTATTCTTCGATTTTATAAACGAAATCATAATCACTTTGAAATAATTCAGGAATATCTAACCCCTCTTCTTTCATTCCGTCAAGATGAAACTCCACAGCTTCTTCAATTCTCTGCTTAACTTGATGAAATGTATCACCTGTGGCTACACATCCATCTAATGCAGGAATATATGCTGAATAATTGTCTTCTGACTTTTCCAAGATGACTATAATATTTTTCATAATCTCTATTTTAACTTATTTAAGATATTATAATACACCTTATCTCTGAGATTGCCATCATACAAACAAATAGCTTCATCTACAGAATCCCCGTTTGTTCCGTTAAGTTGGGTACCGTGGCTGCTATTATGAATCCATAGAGTCTGCCTGTAGCCAATTATTGAGTCAAGTAAATCATCCGGTCCCATAAATGTAGGATCTTGTTCAAATAAACTACTTGGAAGATATTTTTTAATCGCTTCATACCACTGCCTATAAGTCATATCAAAACGGAGTGAGTTCATGGCATAGTAAGTAAATGCTCCATAATAATCCCCATTGATATAAGCATCAGCACTGTAAGCTACTTTGCCACATCCACCCATTGCTATCCAACGAATATCACCTGATTTATGAAAGAGTGGATAATTAACCGTAGGAACGACTCCCGGAGTTTGATAAAATCTGTTTCTCTTATAATTTTCAGGTGTAGGAATACTACCCATGAAATTCATCATAAGTCTGGTAATATCACCTGAAAAACATGAATCAGCCAATATACACACTATGGCTCCCGGTTTAAGTAGGGATATAGCACTGCTAATAGCATTAGTAACAGCAGATACAGTAGCCTGAGAATCAATAAGCCTGAGAACATCAGCATTGTATTTATAAGATAGAACGGTATCTTTAACAAGCCTACCGTCATTGTTACACCCACGGAGATCATTCATACTACCCGGATAATCATTGATGGTAGCAGATATTAATCTGAAGTCAAATGGTTCTGTGAAAATAAAGTTTGGTTTTTTGAAGCACATGATTTTTCTGTTTATGTAAGAATTTCTTGATAGATATAATAAATTTTACAAGAGTTACTAAGTTAAGTTTAAACTCTGTATTAGGCGGTAACTTAGGTGGTTTATCTTTTTTAATTCTTTGTGAATGCATCATACAGAAAGTTTAAAGTTTAAAAAAGTACCCCAGCGAACTCCCAAGGGCTCAAGCTGGGATACTCATCCGAATCAGCAATATAATGAAATAACAGCCTTTCAAAGAAGGGCCGGTTAACCACTCCGGCCCCGAACACACCCAAACTGAAGAAACACAAAAACTTATTATTTACCTTTATCCTCTCTACCTCTACCAACAGTCTCACCCCCTTTATGCTTAGAGTTCCATATCTTAGCGGCCTTGGTTGCAGCTGCTTTCTCACTCATCCCCTTACGCATAAACTCATGCTTCATATCAAGATAACCTTGTGGCATATATGGAAGAATTAAAATTTTTAAATTAAAGGGGATCATCTCACCTGTGGATCAACAATCCCTTGTTGCGGGTAGTAGACTCGAACTACTGTGCAAGGGATATGAGCCCTTCGAGGAACCCCTCCTGCGTAACCCGCAATTTAAATGATTAAAACCTTAATATTCTTTATAATCACCACCATGCCGTTAAAACTTCAATGAACGTGATACAAATGTATAATGTTTTAGGATATAATCCTAATATTTATCAATATTTTTTATTAAAAGTTCAGGATTATCATAAATATTACCGATGATTTCATAATAGTCGGAATTTTGAATATCTTCACCTTCATAGCCAAACTCCTCGTTCTTTAACCAAAATCTAAATCTTTCCAGAGTAACTACATCTCGATTATCTTCAATAGTTGGAAGTTGTTGTTCCCATCTAGGGTCGTTGTTATCCCAATCATCCATTATGGAGTAATCTTCTATCATACTTTTAACAATATCCCCCTCATAAATCTCTTTTCCGTTTTTGTCTTTAAGCCCTGTAAATTGACCTACAGATTTAGGGTCTACTTCGATAACATTTATTGGAACTGGTAAATTCCAATCACTCATCCCGTCTACAAGAATAAGAGCTTTTAGGTTGTTTTTAATTTCCTCTTCTGATGCGATGCAAAGCATTACATTTTTATGCTCATGAAACCCACCAAAAACCCACTCCCCATTGTCAATTCTTTTACCCCTGAATTTTATTTCTCTCATCTTAATATTTTTTATTAAAAATTTTCTGCATCATATCCCACTCACTTAATTTCTTTGGTAACTCCGGTTCCGGTGCTGTTATTACATCATAGCCATTGATATAATTATCACTACAAATAGCCCTCTGTGATGCAAGTAATCGCTTTAATTCCTCCTCTGTAAGAACGTAAACTTCATTAATAGCCATAAGCTGAATATATCAATGTTATACCATCAAAAACAGCATAATAGCAATGATCATCCTTCCGCTCTTTAGGGAGGATTCTCTGAAGATCCCTAGCCTCTGATGTGAGATAACGAAGGTCATCTGACTCAATTTGAGTAGACTCTTCATTCCCCTGCTCATCAATGAATACTAATTTATAATGTTCCATACTTACTTGTTCTTTACTCTATAAGCTCTTTGATACTCTCGTCTTTTTTCTTTGTTCCATTTATCCCTATACGCTTTGACTTTTTCTGGATTACGTTTTCCCCACGCTTGCACTCTTTCAAGATTTTTAAATTTTCTTATTTTATCGTTTACCTCATCTAATTCATCCATGATTATCGTTATTAGTTCTATTTCTTATCGTGTACACAAGATTTACATAATTGGACTTCTTCAATCTCTTTATCACTTAGAGCGGTAATTTTATTTCTTACACAAGTAAAGCATACATCATCTTCATCAGTTGTGATAAGATGTTTATTATGGGATAATTTATACTTCACATATTCAGCTCCCTGAATATTAAAGAATACAGCTGATGCATGGTCCTCATCTACTTCTCCACAAAGCCACTGCATGAAATGACGAAATGCAGAGTTAATGAAGCGGTTTAGTTCCTCAGTAGTCTCTGCTTTCTCCCAGTTACGTTGATCATATTTCTTTGCTCCCATGGTCATACGGCTGGCCCATCTGGTGAGCATCTGTTCACTATAAGGGATCTGTTCCGGTGTAATAAGATCAAATCTGGGTTTATCAGAATCAGTGTCTCTTTGCATTCCTGTGGAAAATGTTTTATGTTCTTTAGAATCTTTGGTAGTAAAATTTGACATATTTTAAGTTTTTTATAATTTTTTATTTGGATAATTAAAAATTAATTTATATTTGTAGATGTAATTTCTCTTATTTCCTTCCTGCTTCGTTGATTTTTCTACTTTTACTGGTGAATGCAAGGCTCTCAAAATAACGGGAGCCTTGTTTTATTAATACTGTTAGGGTTTAACTTCTTCCGGTTGTGTAGGTACTTCAAGTACACTTTCCTCTGGTATATCAATCTTATTGATCTCTGGTAAGGCTTCTATACTTAATCTCTCATTCTCTTTCTTGAACCACATATACGATTCAATGAGATGAGTGTAAATTGTAGTTACATGGAGACCAGTTTCTATAGTTGTAGGAATATGACTATTGTAAAGATCATTGGCAAAGGTTTCTAACTCTGTGGTTATGGATAGTACTAACTGCTTGTAAGATGCTTTATCAATATACTTCACTTGAATACAAGTAAAATGAGGAATTACAATATCTCCACAAGGTTTAAGGACTTCTTCATACAGGTACTGAGAGAATAGATATGCTTTATCCAGAGCTGAGATAGCTTTAACTATAAAGGGTGGTTGCTTACTCATATCAAGATAATCAAGTTCCTTTACAAGTTTCTCATGAACTTCATATAAAGCTCTGGCATTCTTCATCAGGTTTTGCTGTTCAGGTGGAGAAAGTGTTTTCATATACTCAGCGTTATTATACTGCTCAGTATATTTTGATAACTTATTCCTAACCTCCGTTAACGTGGAAGAATGTTTACTAACAGCTTCTTTATTTATATCAAGCCCCTTGGATATGTTATCAAGTTGGCCAATAGTTTCCATGATCATTTTAATTTCTCTACTTATCATAATGAATTTTTTAATGGTAAATTAAGATCTTATGCAAAGATACTACATTTTTTAAATATGCAAATATTTTGCACTTTATTTTTTATTAATTTTATTTTTTAAATTTTTCTATATTTATATAATTTATATAAGAATTATATAAATAACCTATTTATGCGCGTGTATTATTAAATATGTATATTGACCATTGATCACTTGACCATTGGGGAGATTTTAAAAAAATTACAATTTATTTGGATGTAAAGTATAAAGGTTGTATATTTGTTGTATAAAGATTGTATATATAAAGTATATAGATAGTATAAGGTTAGTATATATAAGGTATATATATTGTATATAGATAGTATAAACTAAATATGATTAATATATTAATAATCTAATAAATTACATTATGTTAAAAAATAATTTTAAGTTAATGCATGTTATGGTTGATAGGGATGATTATGCTAAATTAGAGGGGATGCAGACTGAGCAATTTCCTTCAGTAGCAGCTATCATACGAGATTTAATACGTATGGCTATTCAATCAAAGATGGTAGAGGTTAAGCCTATTGAATTAAAACCGATGGAGTCTTTACAGAATCCTGTAAATATGGAAATAAAAAAGACCCCTTTGGAAGTTCCCGTAATTGATAATTCTTCCATTACCGAATCAGCTTCTTTGGTTCATAAACTGGAAAGAACTTTTAAACCTCAGATGCGTGATGTTATGATAGCTAAACGTGCCAGAGATGCTGGCAGGGCTTATGATAAGAATCTGGAACCCTTTTTTAAAGACTTAAATGGGTAGGCATCCAATTGATAAGAATACTGATCCTCTTTACCTGCTAAATCAGATTGCTGATATGGCAATTGGTAATGAAGATCCTGTAGATGTAGGTATAAATGAACTATCCACTTTACCGGAGATGCTGGTATATATCACTGCCCATCCCACTAATTTTAGGGCTCTGGCAGTTACCGAGGATAAATTAAAAGAACTTAGTGACAAGATTCAGCAAATACAGGATATGGTGTATATTCTGAAGAAAAAATACTACTTAAGAAATAATATTTAGATTATTATAAATAAATTATTACCTTTGTAAAGTTATTTAACAGGGATAAAGGTTTTAATTTATTTATGATCAGTCCAGTAATAGATGCTCAAGAGGTTCGTGTGAATGATGATGGTGATCTGCCTAAGGGTATGTATTTCTATTCTCTGGTTGAGGTTAACCCAACTGGAGAGGAATCCTATGTAAATACCTTACAGGTTTATGCAGGACATAAAGGAAATTCTATCCATATATTCTGGAATCCAGTAAAAGGAATGCCGGAATATAGATTATATCGTGGTATTCATTTCGGATCATTTGATGGATATTTCTCAGTTTATGGGGATGACGGGTACTTCTGTGATGACGGTACTGGTGTTTTAAACATAGAAAATTCAGTATTATGCCATTAACCGAAGCCGCAGCACGAAAGAAGTATTTGAAATACTTAATGACTCAATATGAGAAGGGCATTTTACAGCCTGATAAAATTGAGGAATTAAAACGAGAAGGTTATATTCGTACCGGTAAACGTGGAACAAGACCTGATGAAGAGTTAGCCGCCCGTATAGATGAATCATGGGAAACTATGATGAATCCTTTCTCAGAGAGTTCTCTATATTACAGATACAAAGAGGATATTACCAAATCTGACTGGATGCCGGAAAGTGTTTTAGAGCATAGTCCGGAATTTGTAGCATGGATTAATTCTATGCTATATGGATATTTTCCAAACAAAGCAGAATATAAAAAATTTACTTTATATAAAGTTCAAGCATTTAGGTGGTTATCTGAAGATGATAATATAACTTCATATCATACTGATGATGCTAAAAGAGGTTTTAAGATACGAGAATATAATCGTTGTGATGAGAATAGTTTATATTTTGTTAACCGATATGGGGAGTTAAAAGAGGGTGATATCTCTTCAGGTTTTGTCAAGTATCAGGCTCGTGAACATCATGCAGTTATTTGTTATTTGTTTGATTGTGGGTATAATGTGATCGGTGGTAAAGGACGTCAGATAGGATTTACCTCTATCATGGGTCTTTTAGGCATAAAGAAACTTATACTTCAATCAAACTATTACATAAAATTTGTAACTGAGGATAAGGATACCGGAGAAGAAATCTTCAATGATAAGATAAAATATCCTTTTGGAGGCCTCCCAAAATGGATGATGCCAAAAGTTAAATCAGATTCTGGAAGTCGTTTTTGGTTGTCTGATAAATCACAGAAAGGAGAAAAGGGTTATCCTAATAGCAGGATAGATGTCATAGCCCCTAAACCAACAGCTATTAATGGTGGTTCACCTCAGCTTGCTCTTATAGATGAGATAGGGAATATTGGTATCTTAGGAGCCATGTTAAACGAGGCTCGTCCTACCCTGTTTTGGAATAATCCAAAGACCGGAAAGTTTGAATTGAAGAGGCAAATTTGGATGTGGGGGACGGGTGGGAAACTCGATAAGGGCAAGGGGGAGTATGAAAAAGAGTGGTATCGTATCTTAGGTTTATGGGAATCTAAGAATTTCTCCAACGGTTTTGTTCCACTGTTTTTTAGTTGGCATTGTCGTTTTGATAAACAGGAATATGAGAAGGAGAAAGCTTGGTACTATGGTGCCAGAGCAATGAAGGAAGATATAGATCTCGAAACCTCCAAGACTCAGTTCCATCAGCATTATCCTTCCAATTACAAGGATATGTTCTTAACTACTGCCAGTACCCTTGTTTCCCGTGAAATTATCGAGGGTGGACTGGATAGGTGCAGGAAACTATCTTCATCTATGGCTCCTACTTATGGTTATTTTGAACCTATTTTTGATGAGATGGATCCTATGCCCCCTGAGAGTGATGTCCCTTATAGAGTAATAGGGGCTAAATTTATCCCTATTGATGATGAAGATGATTTTAAAAAAGCCTCTACTTGTATATTTCGCAGACCGGAAGATCTCTGGATGAATAGGTATTGGAAGGGAACAGACCCCATAGCAACAGAGACAGGTCACTCTAAATTTGCAACTGCAATATGGGACGATTATGAGAAAACTATTTCAGCTGTTATGAATTTTCGTCAACAGCATGATCATAAATACACTTTCTTACAGAGCTTACTATTAGGGTTATATTATGATACCAGACCCGGAATAAAGGTAGGTGTTCATGATCTTGTTGAGGCTAACATTGGAACTAACTATATGGATTATGTTGAGGCTAAAGGATATTTTAGTTCTTTAGTATTTAATTCACAATTACCAAGTAAGGTTACTGGTGGTGCCCGGTTAATAGGAATAGACAATAAAGGCACCAGAGCAAATGGCATAATTGATTATATGACTGAATTATTAAGAAATTATCACAGTCGTATTTACATAAGTGTTATCTTTGAGCAATTAACTACTTTTGTACAGGATTTATCCAAGAGTGGTAAGGAAGTCTGGGGACCACAAAATCGTTTAATGCATTTTGATGATGTTTTATATGCTATCGTTTATGCTTATATATGCAGACTTTCTCATCCAAATCTTCAACCTGTACACAAGGATGCAATTAGTAGTAAGACTATTTTGAGGCATAGGTTAGTTCGCACAAAGGATTGGGATATGGTAAGGATGCCCGTTAAGGTTTCGGTGTTTAAGACAGAAGAAAAAGATATTTTATCAAATTTTAACAATGAAGATTAGTTTATTTGACCCAAGAGGTATAAAAGCTGAGAATTATCGTAGCAGATACCCTGAGTTGGATCGTGTACCAGAGTTTTCTGATTTACTATCTAAGGCTTTAATTTTTGTATGGTGGTATGCTAATCCTACCAGTCCTCTTGTAATAGGTATTCCAGATGATTATGAGAGAGTACAGGAGGCATTAAGGATGTCCACATATACTCCAAGTAAAACGGAGAAAGAAAATATTTTAAAATTGCAATTTAATTCTTCTATGGCTGTTGCTATAAAGAAGATGTCTGAGTTTGATCCGGGTGCCCGATATAAGGGTTATAAAATGATCAAAACTATTTTTGATCATTATGAAAAGTTAATAGAACAAGGGCCAGATGCTTTTATTGCTACTGAAGGATCTGGGAATAAAGCAGTAACTTATATTGACTATCCCAGATATGTAACAACCAGTGCTAAGATAGCGGAAGAGATTCCATCATTACTGGCTAAACTTGAAGAGGGGTTTGGTATAGTAGATATATCAGGTAAACAGAAAGATGGAGATGAGGGTGCTTCTTCTATTAGGGATTGGCACATGAGTAAAGAAGATAACAATGATTAAATAATATACTATGGAATTTATTGTTACAGGTAATCCAAATAAACCGAATCGGGTAGAAACTGCTGAGGTAGATAAGAACGAAGATTACCATGTTAAATATGCCAGATGGGTAATTAGTTCAGGTTATAATCAACTTCATAGAGAGTATGTTAATAATTATAGAATTAATGCTCAGTTCTATATGAACAAACAATGGATACTGTCTGAGGATACTGAGGCTTTTTTTAAGGATGAGAGTGGTCAGGATAGAAATAGACTAAAGGTTACAAGGAATTATATTCAACCTATGGTTGAGCAATATCGGGGGAATGCTGAGAGGATGACATTTGATATGAAGGTAGCTAATCTATCTCCTATGGCTCGTAGCCGTAGAGAGGGAGGATTAGCTAAATTGCTTTTATACAATGACGTTGCTAAGGATATGACAGGTTTTAGGGATTACATGCAGGCTAATAATATGCCCGTTGGTGATTCAGTAGATGTAGAGGATAAGTATTCAAATCTATATTCAGATAAAAATATAATTTCTATAAATCGTTTATTACGGTATTCAAAAAATATAAATAATTTAGATTCATATAGAGGTATTTTAGCTCGTGATATGGCATTAGCTGGAATTGCTATTCAGAAGCCTTACCCTTATAACGGGGAATGGTTGTTTCAGCATATACTACCGGATAAATTTGGCTGGGATAGATCTGCTACTGATCCCTGTTTACTGGATGCAGAATATTTTTTTGAGGGCGATTATTTATCAGTTTCTACATTATTTGAATCTTATCAGAATATTTCAATAGATGATAGAAAACGTATTGAAACTTTTGTATCTAATCGTTCATCTCATCCATATAATGCTCCAATTGATTTAGCTATTTCTGGTAAGATACCGGTATATTATGCTGTATGGCGCGATTTAGTAGTTGATACATTTGGTTATGTACATGATCAATTTGGTCAAAGGATATTACAAAGAATAAATTACATAGAAGATGGGGAGACTGATCCTAAGTATACTATGAAGGATGTTGTGCCTTATAAAGATCTTACCTCATATCAACGAAAAGTAGTTAAGGGATCTGATACAGCACATCTATATGTAGATCTTTGGAGATATTGTAATTTTATTCCTCTTGAAATTGTTACTGCTAACCCTAATGATAGATCAGCGAAAGATATAGTTCTTGAATGTGGTATGCTTCCATATCAAGAGCCTGATTTATATCGCCCTACTAATATGCTTCCGCCTTATAAAGTGGGTACTTGGTCATATTTAAACGGGATAGTTTTATCACCTGTGGATGTTGTCATTAATCCTCAAAGAATGATAAATAGGTTTTTATCTGTTATGGAGAACCAAATTAATAATTCCGGAGGGGCTGGTGTTGTTTATGATAATGACTTGATATCTGGCACTCCTGAGGATGAGATAAGGTCTAAAATCGCACGAGGTGAAGCCATAGGCGTAAATGCTAAGGGTAGGGGAGTTCAGAATATATTTGGCCGTTATGATTCTACACCAAAGGAATCTATTGTTGCTTTTTCTAATTTGATTGATAGTTTCAAGATGGGCATAGAACAAGTGACAGGAGTTAATGAGGGTGTGAAGGGGGAATCTAATAATCCTGACCAACTTGTAGGTGTCATGCAGTTAATGATACAGCGGGGGTCTATAATTCAGGAACCTTTTTATAAAGCTATAATGGACGTATATAGGGGTTGTTATCAAAGTATAGCCACTTCGGGAAAACGTTATTACATAGATAATGATGTAGAACTAATGGATGCAGTTGGGGAGGATTCAGCTAATATTCTTAAACTATCTAAGGATATGCGTAATGAATCTATGCGTGTTACATTAGTTCGTAGTATTGATAGTGCTAATGAACGTTTGTCTGTTGATAGTACTTTGATGTCATTCTTACAATTTGGTTTATTGGATCAACCTACTGTTTCTAAACTTTATGGTAGAGCTACTATGGAAGAAGCTTTACTTGAGATGAGGGAATTTCAAAAACGTATGGCTGTTCAAAAACGTATGGCTGAACAGCGACAGGCTGCTATTACCTCTCAACAACAGAATGTTCAGGAACAGGCCGGTAGGGTTGTTTATGATGAGAATGTCAGGGATAAAGTCAGGGATCAATTAAATCAAGATGCTGACCGATCTGTAAAAATGGCAGCTATTAATGCTAAAAAAGGATAAAAATTTTTAAAGTCGTATAAATTATTATATAACTTTGTAGTTGGTAGTAAATTAATTATGGTAATAAGCCAAAAAATAAAAATTAAAAATTAAAGTTATGCCAAGAAATTCTTCAGATGAGAGTATGATATCCGCTGCTGCGGGTTTAGTACCGGATAATAAATTGCAAGCTGTGGTGACTAATAATACCGAAAATAGTACTTCAGTAGGAACTCCTTCTGCTTCTGCTCCTGTTATTGAGCCAGTTGCCCCTATTTTGCAACCTAATAAAGGAGTTATAGACCCGAATATCCAAAATATATCTAAGCCTGTTGTAAATCCTATTGTTGTTAAGACACCTTTAGGGGATCAGGTATATGGTGGTACCCCAGTTGATCAGATTAAATTATCATCTTTTGCTGATGTAGCTGCTTTTGCTAAAGATACTATTGGAGCAGAATTAAAGGATGTACAAGATTTTGTGGGTCTTATAACTAACTATAAAGTAGTTCAGGAAAAGGCTGCTTCTGTTGATAAATTGCAGAAATTAGTAGATACTTATACAGATAGTATCAACAATCTTCCAAAAGATGTTTCTTTGATTTTGTCTGCTGCTTTACAGGGTCAGGATCATATGCCTATAATTCAAAAGCTTACTCAAAAATCTATTATTGATTTTGATAAACCTTTTGAATCACATGATGCTTTGAGTTTAATAAATCATTATACACAAAAGGACTTTACAAAAGAAACCTTTGATACGCTTGATCCAAATATACAAGAAAGTTTTCAAGACATTGCTAAACTAAAGTACAAAGCGGATCAGGATGAGTATGCTAATATGCAAACGAATATTAGGTCAGCTGCGGAAACAAGGCAAAAATCTTTTTTGGCCTCCGTGGATTCTTCTATTGCTCAAATGGTAGCGAATAATCCTAGAATGGAGAAGGCAGCCATTGAGCAAGTCAGACAGACTATGACTACTGGATTAAATGACAGTTTATTCGCAAAGGATAGAACGTATCTCCCTGATGCTGCTGAGAAAATAGCTTATCTCACGTTTGGAAAATCTATTGTTGCTGCACAAGCTAAAACAATTGGTGACTTCGTGGCTAAAGTTAGATCTGAAACAGAATCTAAGACCACTGAATCTCTTTTGATGAGAAGTGATAGACCTATTCCGACCGGGGGTACTGGAAATATTAGTCAAAATGTTTTGCAGGCTGAGGTTGAAAAGGCTACCAGTTTTTTGAAAACAAAATAAATTTTTAATTTTTAATTTTTATGTAAAATGGCTGATCAATTTAATACTTCAAATGCTTACGTGGCTGTTCCAAATCCGGCACAGCCTGCTGTTGTTCAAAGTCCTACTTCAAGGGATTTAAATCCTATTGGATCTGAGTATGCTACTGAGTTTACTCTGGGTACTACGAGTCTCCTCAAAAGAGCTATTTCTGAGACTATTTTTGATGCTGCTCCTGCTAAATACAAGAGTTTGCGTCTTTTGTTTGAGAAACCAGTTCAATATAAATCAGATGATGTTTTCACTTATATGGAGAAAACTTTCGGAAGAACTGCTCTTCGTGATTCTGGTTCTGGTGCTGCTGGTGGTGCTACTGCAACTGTGACTCTTACCACAGGTGGTGGAAAGAATGTCACTCCGAATAAGATTGTTGTTTATCCTAATAACAGGAAAGCTATTGTTCAATCTATTTCAACTGATACTCTTACTCTTATTCCTCTTAATGGTCAGGCAAATCTTCCGGCTCTTGCTGCTAATGATTATCTTTCAATTCAGGGTAGTGTTATAGCTGATGGTCAGAATTTCCTCACGCATTACGATCGTATGTCCAAGATTGAAAGGTACAATTATATCCAGTTGATGGAACGTGATAAGAGATGGACAAGGATGGAAATGCAGAAGTTTGCAAACAATGGTACCACTAATTATTATGATCTTGATAAGAAAGAACAAATGGATCTTTTGCTTCAGGATATGTTTATCTCTCTGTGGAATGGTGAACGTGGTGAGGCTAATGTAAGGGTTCCGGGTGCTTCTGTGGATTATAAAGCTAAGACTATGGGTGGTATATTTCCGCTTATGGTAGCTGCCGGATGTGCTAATAGTTCTGGTGTTACTTCTGCAACTCTTAAAGAGGTATTTGAGGCTTTGTGCTTCCAGACAGATTATAAATCAGAGGGTGGGGTACGATTCATATTTGCCCAGAATGTTCTTCTTTATGAGTTGTCAAAGGTTTGGAAAGAAGCTGGTGTTCGTTATGCTCCTGAGAGTAGGATTGCTGATCTTAACCTTTATGAATATAAGATTGGAGATATGAGATTTGTTCCTGTGGCTGTAGAGTTATTTAAGGAATTATCTTGTTTCCCTGCTGATTTCAAGAATAGACTATTTGTTCTTGATCTGGATACTATTCAGCCTGTTTGTATGACTGGATATGCTCCTATTGAAGCTGGTGAGACTAATCCTAAAGGGGTTAATGGATCTATTAATGATTTCAAAGAATGGTGGATTCAGGGGATGTTGAGTATCCAGTTTAATAATCCTTTGAGCTCCTTCTATATTGATACTACGGGAATTGCTGCTTAGTTTATTGAGAGTCCCAGATCCTCTGGGACTCTCTTTTTAATTTCATAAACATTTAATAATCATTAAGTTATGGATGAAAACAACAAAAAAAGTCCTGAAAAAATTAAAAAAGAAAAGTTAGACGGGGCTGAGGATGTTGAGATAAGGCGTGAGCTTTATAAGAAAGATCAAGAATTAAAAGCTAAAGAGGAAGAACTTGAGGCACTTAAAAGTAAATTGCAGAATGCTAATACTGTTAAGGCAGAAGCTCCTCAGACTCCTAATATAGCTTTAGTTGAGCAATTACAAGCACAGGTAGAGAATCTATCCAGACAAGTTATTGGATTAGCTCCTAATGCTTCTAAATTGAAATTTAGGGAACCTACTGCTGCGGATCTCGTTAAAGAAGGTGAAGAGGTTACTTTTACAGCCCGATCAATTCTGTATGTTGTAGCATCATATAGAGATTATCGAGGTATAGAAAAGATGCCTCCACATAAGTTGATTATATTTACTTATGCTGCCAGTGATAGACGTAAAGATGGAAGAGAGGAACAGATTATTAACTTCTCTCAGTATACTACAAATTTAAAAACTGAGATAGAGTTTTTAAGAGGGCATCCTTTTTATGGGATTACCTTTGGGGAAAATACTACTGAGATGGCCAATGAGGATGTAAGTGAAATGCAATATAGGGCTCGTGCAGCTACAATGCTGTCTACTATGACCCCGGAAGTTGTATTTCAGAGAGCTCAGGATTATGATATTCCTAATTGGAGGCAAAAGTCCCCAGAACAGCTTAGGCATCTTATTGTTGTTGCTATGGCTGATGAGTTTAAGATTGAAAAGAAACGTCAACAGGAAGATATAGTTAAACGTAATCTTATGAGACAATTGTCTGTTAAAGATAAAAACGAAGAATAATGAGTGTATTAGCCTCCGATATATTTACAACTGTTAGAGCCGTATTAGACGATGATAACTCCGGGAGATATTCGGAGATAGATGATCTTACACCATTTTTGAATTTGGCTGTTAATTACCTTGTTATGGTATTTAACGCTTCATTTGAACAGAAGAAGCTTTCTCCTGAATCTCTGAGAGAGCTTCTTTCTACTTCAATAGTAACTGTAACAGGAATAGGAACTACAAAAAAGGCGGATGTGACTTCTCTTATGTCTAATTTATGGACAATATGTGGAGTAGATCCAGATCCTACTGTTACCGGTTCTCCAAGTGTTTTATCAGAGACTAAGAACAGGTGGGCAACAAGAATGACATTGGAATCTTGGAACGATGCTTCCGAAGACCCTTTCTCAGCAAGTACATTACAGACTATACCAACTGATTTTGTTCGTTCAGGATACTTAGGACCTGCAAAATATTTTGGTGATACAGTATATCATATATTAGTTCGTCCATCTTCAGTATTTGTATCAGATAAGGTGGCTATATGGTATCTTAAAAATCCAACTAAAGTTACTTCGGGAACATCTGCTATAGAGTTTCCCCAGTCTGTTTTTAATTTACTGGTGGATAAGACTTTGTATTTTTTATCCCGACAGCATAGTCCAGATAGTAAATATTTAACTGTTACAGATAAAGATATTACACAACTTATAAATTTAATTAGTGGGTAATGGTAACATATAGATATGTTGTATATGATATTTTAAATGATCTTAAGCAGGTCTACGATGATGCTGATATTTCCCCCTTTAAAGTTTTTTATTGGGTATGTACTTTTGGTGACCGTTTAAGAAAACAACATATAGAGAAACGGGATTCAGGTGCTTATGTTTCTCCATTTACTATTGCCGTGGCTGTAGAACCTATTAATGGAAGAAATTATTTTGTTCTTCCATCATCTATTTATGATTTTGATAAGGATAATGGCATAGCTTATATAGCATATTCCCCTAAGATAGACTTATCATTGCCGGGTTTTTCCAGTACTACGTTTACTCGAACTACTCCATCTAAAGCAGCAAGACTTTATTTCAGGGAAGAAGAAACACCTTCTCCAAGTAATCCTTATTTTTATAGGTTATCCGATCGTATATATTTGCTTGGTGTAGAACAAATAAATATCACAGAAGTAGAAGCAGGATTAAAGACTACTCTGGATCCATCGAGTATGACAATGGATATTGATGATGAATTTCCATTTCCTACGGATTTACTTCCTTTATTGAAGAGGCAAATATTAGATCTGGGACGTTTTGCGTTGAACATACCCAACGATAAAATTAACGATGGGGCAGCATGGGATTCTAAAGTTATGCCAACGCAGAAGCTTATAAGTGTGAACGATCCTGATTTACAACAACAACAAATGCAAGAATAAATGAATATAAATCCGGCAAATTTTTTAAGCATAAATGAGGTACTGGCTGATGTCTTAGTGATTCTTGATGATCAGGATCAGTCTTTACTTACACCGGGGTTTTATCGTGCTCAGGTTCGTAATGGTTTGGATGAACTTGGATTTGATATATCTTTTCTACCTGTAACTAATGATTATGAAATACCGGATGATTTAATAGTTGAGATGCCAAAAGGTTGTTTTAACCTTAGACAGATTCATTTATTTACAGGTACTCCGGATAATGTGGGTTATGTTGAAAATTGTTACTGGAAAAAAGGTAGGCACACACGAGGAGCAAACACAGGTATGACTGCTGATGTACATCATTATAATGTAACAGATCCTTTTATAAGGGTTAATGTAGATGAATGCTCTTTATATTATTTTAGTGTTCAGAATGGTCAGATATATTTATCAGATGCTTGTAGTAATTTTGATTATGTCAGATTAACTTTTGATGGTATTCCTTCAATGAATCTTGATGATGTTAAAATGATACCACCTGAGGTGCGTAAGGCTATTGTACTTTGGGTAACTGATAAATGTGCCGGAGCTCTTAAGATGAGGGATGCACGATATAGGATTATTCAATCGGATGCTATAAATCAATTAGATGAGTATGGATTATCTGGAGCATGGCATGAAGCGAAAATGAGGTTACGTAGGTTAGATAGTAAACAGATGAAAGATATTATTGAATATAATAGTAAACTTAACGCATAAATAATCATATTATGGACGAATTAATGTCAATGTCAGTATTAGGGGGATCTGATTATTTTGTTGCTGGTACTTATAAAGTATCAGATAATACATTACCCCATCCGATTAAATGTATAACTTCATACGATGCATTAAACATTACAAGTATGAGGCACAGACTTCCAGATACTGTTAATAAGGTATCTACCATTACATTATCGGGTTCATCAGGAACTGCCCATATAGTTATGGGGGCTTATATATATTTGTTATCCTTTGTTACTAATCTATATATAACTGCTGGTAATTTTGTTACTGCATTTGCCAGTAGTTTCCTTGAAAAGGGTGTTACATTAACACGGGGAACAACAGCACAGGTAGAGACTATTACATTATCAGGTTCATCAGGAACTGCTAATGTTACAGGAACTGGGGGATTAACAAAATTGGCTACTTTCACAACTGACTTAGCTACCACAGCAACAAATTTTGTTACAAGTCATGCTGCTGCTTATTTAGCTGTTGGTGTTGTAGTTACAGCAAATGCTGGTACTTTAGTATTTACAGCAAATGTACCGGGAGTAGCTTTTACTGCTCCTGTTATTACTAATGCAACCACTGATTTAGCCGGTACAGTATCACATACAACAGCTTCTGCTGTATCTTTAATATTTACTTCTACCAAAGTATTATTTGATACTCCTACTATTACTAATGTTACATCTAATGTAGCAGGAACAGTAGTTACCACTGGTGCTGATGGTTTGGTCGTTTTGACTAAGCATTTTTTGGGTCTTACACTTAATGCAGGAACAGATATTTATTTTGAATATCCTGTTGAAGAGATTGTAATTGGGACAGGTATAGGTATGTTACATTTTGTAAAATGAAAGCGATAGGTAAAGGTTTACATATTGAAAGTTTATCAAGTAATGATTATTTCGCTCGTCAGTGGTACGGTGTTGAGATAGACGAGGCAAACACTTCACCTGATCTTACACGCATAGCTTCTGATATGCGCTGTCATGCTGAGTTGCCTGTCCATAAGCTTATTAGAGGTTGTCTCCTTCGTGATAACGGAACAGTAAATTATTATCTCAATTCCCAAGATTGGACAAAAAAATATTGGGGTGGAAGTTCTAATCTGGATAGTACTGATGGTATGGTTGTAGATGATTGTCCTGACTTTTATTATCGTTATGAAAACCCTTCTGTTGGCAAACATCATCTTAAAATTAGTCTTTCTCCTTTGCCCGGATTTGTGTTAATGGATGAGTTCTTTCCCGGTGCTTACAAGGCAAGTCTTAATAGATCAACTCTTGCTCTTGCATCTGTTGTTAATACTACTGCAACTTATCGAGGTGGAGATAATAATGCTGCTTGGGATGCTGCAAATAACACTTTGTTAGGTAAACCTGCAACGAGTATATCGCTTACAAACTTTAGAACTTATGCACGCAATAGGGGGAGCATTAACTGGAATAACAAATCATATAAGCAACATATGCTTATGTACTTGTTGTTCATGATTGAGTATGCAACTTTTAACACGCAAAAAGCAGTTAATCTTAATCTTACAGCCGAAGGTTACAAACAAGGAGGATTGGGAAATGGTGTTACAACAGTTACATCAGCAACATGGACTGCTTTCAATGGGACTAATCCTCTGATACCTTGCGGTATTACAAATTCATTAGGAAATGGATCAGGAGAGATATCATATACAATTCCGGGATTTGGTGATGGTTCAGGTGCTGTAAAAGTTCCTCGATATCGGGGTATTGAAAGTCCTTTTGGAGATGTCTGGGAGTGGTTAGACGGATTGTCTGTTTTGCACGGGGCAGCTGGTGGCGTTAGCAAGCTATATGTTTGCAATACCCCTGCTAATTTTGCAGATGCAACAGTGAATAATTATACATATGTAGGGGACTTACCTACAACTACAGGATATGTCAAGACACTAATGTTTGATTATTCGTGTCTGTTTGCACCAAAAAGTATCGGTGGTGCAAGTAATACATATCTGTGCGATTATTATTATACACCCGGATTGGTTAATGCATGGCGGGCGTTGGTGTGTGGCGGTGCTGCGCATGATGGTACGGGTGCGGGTTTCGGCTTCTTGTATTCGTATCCTGCGGCGTCGGATACGCCTGCGCGCATCGGGGCGCGTTTGGCATACATACCTTAAATAGTGATATATGAAAACACAGTCTAACATACAATTTCCAAAAGAGCCAGTTCGATGGAAAGAAGGTCAATGGGCTTATTTCTATAATCATGTTGATAATGGAGTTCAGACTGAAGAAAATGCCGGAAACCGTTATGAAGCTGATCTGACGATTCTAAATGATCTTTCCCTCAATGCTGCGTTAACAGCTATAACGAGAAAGACTAACGATCCTGATTTGGATCAGAAAGTCATTGATAATATTGAGGTGAATGGTAAAGAAGCAATTCTTTCTACTCCTGTTTATGAGACTAAGGTTTCAACTTCTGTTTTTCCTACTTTGCCAAGTTCAGGTAATTTGAAAAAAGATGAGATATATAGTTACGGTAACGGGGCGGTAATGGTTGTTCAGAAACACACAAGGACTGCTTACGCTCCTGAGCTGACACCCGCATTATTCAGTTTTTATCGTACTGTCACAGAAGGGCAACCGTGGATTACAGGGGAACAAGTCGGCTTGAACTCAACACGGACATATAACGGAAAAACTTATAAATGCATTCAGCCACATCAATCACAGGAGGCATGGAATCCTGAACTGACAGTCGGAACGCTTTGGCAGGTAGTTGTAACATCAGCAGAATGGACTATTGGAGTTGCTTACAAAGTGGGGGATATTGTTACATATTTGGGAAAGACCTACAAATGTTTACAGGCACATACAAGTATATCGACATGGACACCTACGGCAGCTGCATCACTTTGGAAATTACAATAATATGAATACATCACTTTTATTACTTGCTTTATTCCTGATAGTCTTTGAGGCTGTCTACGAAGGACTAAAATCACGAGGTAAACACATTTTTTCGGAGATGATAGAATTTGTCTATCGTGGTGTTATTGTCATCGGACTGTTTGCCTTTGCATTAGGTTATCAATTCCCTTTTTATGTTGTACCTGTTTCACTCATAAAGATGGTGGCCGCTTATATCCTTATGAGATTCGGGATATTTGATGTAATTTGGAATATATCAGCCGGGAAAGAATGGAATTACATAGGGTTGACAAAGTTATATGATAGAACACTTCAGAAGATCCCCGGAAGCGTCTTGTATCCTGTGAAATTTATCTGTTTAGTTGTAGGAATAGTTTGGTTTTTAAACGTAGGTCAGTAGCATTATGGAAATTAACGTTCTATTATATTACCCTTAATTATTTATCTCATGCTTGAAAAAGATATGTGTAATGTGCCCGATACTGTTTTATCAACTTTACAAAAAGATGTGGCAGCAATAAAGACAGCTTTGTTAGGGAGTGAATATTCTCCTGATAGTGGTTTAGTAAAAGAACTTTGTCGTACGAAAGAAGAAGTTTCCAGATTAAAGGATAGATTTAATAAGGTAATATGGACGGGTATAGGTGTAGGGTCTGGTGTTGGGTTTGTTTGGTACTTATTAACAGAGGTTGTAGCGAAAATACTTAATCAATAAATAAATTTAATTATGAAAAAATTATTATTTGTTCTTATTGGGTTATTAATTATGATTCCAATATTTGCTCAGAATCCAAATCCAAGTATTTGGGAGGTAATATCTAATCTTGGATCTTATTTAGGATCTCCTGAAGCTTTTGCAATAGCAGTTCCGGTTGTTGCAGCTATCATTACAGGTCTTTTAAAGTTAGAAGCTAATTGGCCAAAGAGATTAGTTTCTTGGGGTGTAGCTATTATAGGACTTGTTGCAGCGGATATCGCTGACTTTGGTTTTGTAGCTTTATACCCTATTTGGGAAGCTGCTGTAGTTGGACTTTTCATAGGTCTTGCAGCAAATGGTATATTTACAGTACCTCAGGTTAAACCATTCATAGATAAAATACATGAATTGGCTGCTTCTATTGGTGTAAAAAAGATAAAAAGTAATTAACTATTATTTAAACATGTATTTTATTATATGTTATATTTGTGTATAATTACTTAACAATTAATATTATATCATAATGAAACACTTTAATCCGGATTTTCCGAAGAAAAGTATCCACAGTGTTACTATTTATGGTAACGTGATTACTCTTACTGGTACAGGTGGAACTGCGAATATTACAATTAATGGTATTCTTAATACTGCTGCTGCATCTTTTGTTACTGATTTAGCTGCTGCTGCTACTGCGTGGGTTACTGCGAATTACAGTTATTATTATACTCGTGGTTTCATTGTATCTGCTGCATCTGGTGTTATTACAGTGCTCCCTCGTTATGGGTGGGAGACTGTTAATAAAATTAATGCTTCTATAGCTAATGCAACAACTAATCTATCAGGTACTGTAACGGGTACTTGTAAGATTGATACCTCAAAGGCTAAGGTATGGAGAATTACTTTTGGTCAGAATATTACCATGCAGAGGCCAGTAGAGCCTGTTGACAGTGATAGGGTAAGTATAGAGTTTATTAATTCAGGTTCTTACACTGTTACATGGGCTACCAATGGATTTTATTTTGCTGGGGGAACAGAACCAACAGTTACTGTAAGTAGCCGGGATGTTTTTGATGCAGTATTTCAAGGTACTAATACCAATAGGGTTTATAGAATGACTCTTTCTGGTAGTTCGGGTACTGGTAATATATCTATGGCTGGTGTAACTAAAGAGGCAGAATATGATACTAATCTTACTACAACTGCTGCTGCTTTTGTTACTGCTAATGCTGATGCGTATCTGGCTGCTGGTATTACACTTACTTCAAGCGGTGCTGTTCTTATATTTACTACATCTGCGGATACAAAGTATAAAGCTCCTCCAACTTTTACAAATGTAACTCTTACACTTGCCGGAGCCGTTGCAATGACAGAAGGGGGTAGATGGCTTGTAACAAATGCTGCTCAAAATATAATTCAGTAGTTATGAGTAAGGATAGACCAATCTTAGATGTTCATGATGAGAAGGTACTTAAAAATACTGGATCAGAGTCTAAGCCTTTTTGGGCAAAGATAGGTCAGAATAGATGGATTTACCTTTTAGGTATATTAATATATCGACACAGGAGCACTGGAGAGTTTCCTGATATAGATAGAAAATAGTTTAATCATAAAAATATACCTTAACTTAAAATCGGTTAAGGTATATTTTCTTAAATTTGTTCCATGAAAGGCGGTCAAGGACAACGGTATTCTGCAAATCTTTTCTTTGGTGGTATTGCTGCGGATATTGATCCGGAGATGCTTGATAGCAAAACGGGTGCAGTACTAGAGGCTCATTATTTTCATGCATCAAACATTGTAAAGAATATCCTTCAGAAAATAGGGGGGAGTGAACCTTTTGTTGTCGATACCAGTCTAGGTTTTGCATCCACTTTAGTAGGGGCTATCTGGCTTAATGGATACATAGTTGAGTTTTGGTATTTTAACGGGACTACTAATATTTATGCAAACGGGCTACTTATTGCATCTTCTTCCAATCTTCCGGGAGATGTAACCCATTACTTAGATGGGGATAAAAATACAGAGACATGGGAGATGTTTATTACTGATAATAAACAATGTCCTATTGTCTTGGATTTAAAGGATATGTTGGAATCTGTATCTACAACCACATATTTTGCTGATTATGATAAACGACTCTATGAGATAAATAAATCAGTAGAACTTAATCAACCTGTTTTTCAGTCCTTAGATAATTTAGGTACCGGTGGGGGTCTTTTGGCTGGTAGTTATGCGTATGCAATGCGTTATGTCAGTATTGGAAACGATAAAACAGCATGGGGACCTACTACACCATATATACCAGTTCCTTATAATACAAGATCGGGATCTAGTGATGCTGTTAAGGCTAATTCCGGTGTACTTATTGCTGGGCAGGCTCCTAGTTTAACTCCTACAAAATTTGGTATCAGACTCAAGATTAGATTAACAAATATTGTGGGCTTTGATTATATTGAGCTTAAGAGGTATGTAAATAATACGGGACAGTCTGTTAATTACACCCCAATTGCTCAATATGTATTATTGTCCTTGGATGCAAATGGGTCCGTTATTGATATAAAAAATAACCCATATTCTATAATAGAATTTGTAGATAATTATTCAATAGCATGGGCTACACTTGATGAATCTGTTCCCAACACATATAGTACGATTAAAAGAGCCAGAACTATTAGATATTTCAACAGAAGGATTGTATTAGGTGGTGTTGAATATGAATCTAAGGAACTCCCTACACAGGATATATTTAAGATAGATACGGTAACAAGTAAACTGACTGTACCTATTATTAAGCAACTTGGTACTGATGGGTTTTCAAATATGCAGAATCAGGTTTTTAATCGATCTCATAGATTGGGGGAAAGATATGGTTATGCAGTTAAATTATATGATGATCAAGGTAATATGTTATTTGCCGTTCCCATTGCCAGTAATACAACTACGGCTCAGGTAGTTCATGTAACCCTTACTGGTGATACAGGGTCAATAAATATAGGGTATAATGGAAATGCTTACCCTGTTACTTTCGATACAGATCTTACTACCACAGCCGCTAATTTTGCAACTTTGTATGGGCCTACTTTTCTGGCTCTAGGTATTACTCTAACATCCAGTTCCGATACTCTTATATTCACTGCGACTGTACCGGGTACACCCTTCGGGGATATTACTATTATTTATACATCTCCGGTAGTTGCACTGAATAGCATATATACTATCCCAGATGGTCAGAATGGTGTTCCAATATCTTCATTCAGATTTAGTGCTACGAATACAGGGGCTGCGGGAATAGTCAGGATATATTATAGATTAAGGGATTATTCTCATACACCTGTTCAGGTTAATTATCAAGATATTAATGTATCTGTAGGAACGGCTATCTATACTATAACAGGAGTTAATTATCCTGTTGTTGGTGCTGATTATGATTTACAGATAGGTTTAACTACTTCATATACATTAACATCTAATCATTTTGCTTCTTTGGGGTATGCAGATCCGATATATAATTTACAAAAGGTATCCGGGGAAGAGTTTAGTTTATATAAAGATAATCTTCATACTATACCTCTTACAGTCCCAACTGAGAGTCCATATGCTTATGGTACAGTAGGAACTCCGAATATTCATTTTGAATTTTGGCCTTACCCTGTTAATACTGGTGTAGATACTGTAGATGTTAGGATTTTTGACTTTAATGGCATTGAGGTTTACAGTGGCACTTGTGTAGTAAATGATTTTGCTGAAACATGGGAAGATGTAGCTATTAGTAGGAATATTGTAGCGGGTGATGTGTTTAATATTATAATCGGTACGTGATATGGCAGCATTAGATGGCGTTGTAACATTAATAACTCCAAACGTTTCATTACAGAATTATAGTGAGATACAGTTTCCGGAGAGGCGTACACCTATTCCATTAGTGGATCAGACATATTCACCCGATGCTCAGACTATATCCACTATAAAGAGTTGGAATCCGGCAGCTAGTGGTATTACTGATAAGGTATATGAGCCTATCATGAGCCAATTGATTCAAAAAGATACGAATGTACGGGTACGTACGATCCTTGATAAGTCTGATGCTAATAAGTATAGACCATTTACTCCAACCGGGAGAGATGATGGTTATGTTGGGGGT